GGACGTTCCATGTAGAATTAATTCCTGACCCTGATGTAGATGTTTGTGCAACATTCGTGTATGAATAAATAGATGAACCACCGTTAGAACCACCAAATGTGAATGTATTAACAGCAGTAGCATCAGTTGTCCAATTAAGATTACCGTTAGGCTGCATATAGTCTCTTACTTTATAAACTCTTCCATAAGCACCTTGCTTTTTAAAGTTTATATCAGAAGCACCATTTAATAAATCAAAAGAATTATCAGTATCTTTAAACGTGATTACATTTCTACGAGTTAACGGAGTTGAACCACTTTTACTTAAAATTAAATATTCGCCAATTCTAAATCCATTAGGATTTGTAACTGCGTCATATATTAGATTTCCATCTACAGCAACTGTTCCACCAATTTCTCTAAGTACTTCCCATGTTTGAGGACTTTGTGTAAATGCTTTTGGAGGGGTAGATGCAAGTTCGATTGAAGTTTGTCCTACTACTGAATAATCAGCAGCTAGAATATCTAATTGATATGTTACACCATCTCTACGAATGTATATCCAATCGGTTGGATCGTATGTCGGATCCAACTTAGGTTCTAATAATTGACCAGCTACAACAATAGTTGGATTAACTGTTGGATTAAACGTAGTGCTATCACTATAAGAAACAATTGCGCCCTCTAACACGTCTTCTGCGGATATCTGAAGCACCTGGATGTCCTTGCATAATGGGAACGATGGCATATTAACATCTGATAAATCAGTCACAACTAGGGTATCCCAGTTAATATCGCAATCATCCCATAAGGTTTGATTAAAGGTTATGTTTATCCATTGACTATTTGCATGATCCCAATCATATTTAATTGGAGACGGTAAATTTAGTGGCGTGTTTGCTTCAATTTGACTTTGAGATAATAAATCATCTTGCGGCTGTATTTGAGCAAACTCATTCCATGTATCTTTGCAGTCATCTACATTTTTACTAATGAATGCAAAATCAGCTTCAGGCATGTAAACTTCAACTACGTCTCTTCTTATCTTGTTAGACAAACAGTTATTAGTATCATATACATCAAGTTCAATTGTGTATTTTCCTGTGTAAGGCAAAATCATTGTATGATTAATAAGTTCATCAATAGTATTTACACCAGATTTGTACTTATAAACTTTTGTAGGATCTGTTGGTTGAGTTAATGTTGCTTTCCATTCCATTTGATAGAAATCACCTCTACCTAATTCGTTCCAAGTATACATTACAGTTGTGTGACCACCGTTAGGAGAAACCAGCGGATTAGACGTATATCCAGCACCACCTGAAGTTACACCAACACCTTGATGAATGTAAACTTTATCACCTATGTTAATAGACGTAGTAGTTGGTGTTGTGTTATAACTTTCTAGCCAAATGTCACCACTTATAATTTGAGATATGATAGTTCCATCAGGAATACCATTTCCTTTTACAATTCTACCTACCGAGATAGCGTTTAATCCACCAGCAGGTATAGCTGGACTTAATGTAAGAATATCGTTTAACCCTGAGCCAGTGTTAATTGAGACTACTGTATATTCTACAATGTTTAACTGTCCATTTTTAATTTGTCCCTGAACAGTTGCACCAAATCCGCCTCCACCAAAAACTTTAAATGTTGGTGTATAGTTATAGCCAGTTCCTTGACTAATTATTTCTACAGCGGCTAATTCACCAATGTCACCAGGCAGTGTTCTTGTCCATGATTTTAGAGTTGCATCATTGCTTCCACTAAAAGTAGACCAAGGATAAATTAATTCATCCCAAGTAACATCAAAAGTAGTACTAACATTAACCAACGCACCAATACTAATATCTGGTGAATCCGCATATTTTTTAACATATTCATTATCACTATAATAACTTACAGGAGAAGATGTTTTACGAGTAGTCTTTAATGTAGCAACCGGGGCAATTCCTGTAGGTGAAGACCATAAGAATTGTATATCAGGGAAAGCACTATAGCTTCTACCTAAATCATATAAAGTAACTTCTTCAACTTCAAATGGAATATTAATTGGATCTAGCTGAAAACCAACAGTATCGTTTGGTATTACATATTGATTACCGACTGGTCTTACAACAGTTCCTTGTCCAAATATTGAAGGTAAAGCTGTATAATTACTACCTTGCTGCGGACCTGCATTAATGATAAACTCAAGCGGTGAACCACCGCCGTTTACAACAGCAACCTCAATTCTTAATGGCACATCATATGTACCACCACTTAATGTAATAATATCTCCCGGTAGAAAGTTTGCACCCGATATTGTAGTACTTATAACTTGATATGAACTCATACCACGAACTCTGCATTTACCTTTTGCTTGTTGTAATGCTTGTCCTGGGAATGTAACAGTTGGAATTTCACCAAAGAAATTTCCACCGTATGAAGTCATGATCACATCATTAATATCATAAGCATCTGCATATAACGATAATGAATCCGTAACTTCCGGAGTTAATAATCCACCGTTTGCATCATAAGGTCTAAGATCAATAATTTGAGATCTTTTATCTGATGTAAAGTCTAATCGTTTACCTGCTTGAATTAATTGTCTATCATTTCTATCAGACCATGTATTAACTGCGTATCTTTCATAATAAACACCTTCTCCTGTAATATCAACGATTCTTGTATTAAGTGGTAAGAATTTTTGTTTAAGATATCCTTTAAGTGCAAATAGCTTAATAAGTACTTCCTCATTAGTATAAGCAAAAGAATCTTCAGTTAATGGGATTCCATATTCATCTACATTAATAGAGTCTTTAACAATATCATAATACAGACCAAACAAGTTTGATTTTTTATAATGCTTGCTAGGAACTAAACCTATCTGTTCTTGACTAACAGTTTTATCTTTAAGTTGAAATGCAATAGGAACTTGTCGATACTTGTTGTAATAAGCATCTTCCATGTTTACGTTTAACCAATATTCCTTAATACGAATATCGTAATACCCAAACCAATTAATGATATTAACTAATCCTTTATAAGATCCAACGTAAGGCCAGATTTGTTCTCCTTGAAGAAGCATTTCTTTTCTTTTTTGGTTTAATAAAATAAAGTCAGGATTATCTTCATTAACATCAGAATCTCGAAGTATAAGTTCTTGGTCGGTTGTAATATCTCGACCAAAGTTTTGTAATAATGAGCCAAGTCTTTCATCTTCGGCAATAACTTCACCTTCAACATTAATACTAAATATGATATTATCACCCGTTGTAAACGTAGTGTCAGCAATTTCTATAATACCTGCATAAACACCTTCAACATCAGCTTGCAATGCAAAGTTAAGTTGAAGAGATTTCTTATGTATAAAATCATTTACTTTACGTATAACTTCACCGTTCCCGTTTTGCACAATAGTATCATTAGATAATGTACCATCTGTTATTTCAAACGCAATAGCTGTACTTTTTTGTATAGTTGGATAATCTACTCCGTATTCAACAGTATAAACAAAGAACTCAGGATCCGAGTTTGATTTTAGTCTAAATGAAAACTGTGGGATTACTGTATATGATGTTGGTATAACTATAGTATTAACATCAGTATTAAATGCTAATGTATACGGTGTTACTTGGGTAAGAAGATGTTCACCGGCAAGAGGGCCAGAGCTAAGATTAATTTTAGATCCTACTTTTAAGTTATGCGGTGTATAAAATGTATAGCTAATAGTAGAGCTATCAGAAGTAACAGATTTGCTTAATATCACCTCACCTAGTATAGGATTAACATCAACAACTTTGGTGTTAGAAACAATTCCCGTTCCTGAAACGGTCATACCAACTGTTACATTAGACAAAACAATAGAATCAAGATTAATTATCTTAGTTCTATTACTTGCATTAACTAGTCCATTACTTGTGTGTTGAGCTATTGTTAAAACAGTTGCACTTCCATTAGTTAAGCCTGATTGAATATAAAAAGGACCGTATTCATCAACTCTTGGAAATGTATAAGATACATTATTTTGGCTGTCTAAAACTTTTTCAATTATAAATAAGTTTTCTGACTCAATAAGACCTGCTGAAACTGGTGGTAAGAAAAATGTGTTACGCGTATTTGTAGAAGCATACGGCCAGTCCGTATTTTGTATATCATTAAATGGCAAATTAAATCCAATTAATTCACCGGTTACGCTTTTAATAAGTAAAGATGGGTCTGTGTTCCAAGTTTTATATATAGCAGGTCTTGGTTGAAATCTTAAGTATGTTTCATTACTATAATTAAACCCTGCATTTATAATCTGAACATATTGAATTACTCCTGTGTAATCAGTATAAGCACGAACTTCTCCTTGCTTACCTGTACCAAGAGGATCTATAATATCAACAGTAAGCGGTGTAATAACAATAGAATTAATGTTATTTCCGCTTTTGCTAAAAATTTTAAATTGATTGTTTAATAACATTAGTTAAGATACTTGTAGTTTTTATCAACAGTGTAGTTCATGGTTTTTTTAATCATGCTTACACGGTCTATCATATAAACCATCATTTTTTGAATCTGGCCCATTATATCAGATCTTTTTGAATCTGATAATAAATAAGTTGACAGCGATTTGTTAAATAAGTTTTTACGCCAATCATATCCAGTGTTCTTAAGATCATCTTGGATATGCGTCATATACTGATAGTAGCTAACTCGTGTTAAATAATTACCTTGTCTTGGTTCTGCCATCTTATGTATTTTTTATGTTATCTATGTTGATTCTGTGAAGTTCCATGTTAAGATTCATTTCAGAATCAGTTCCAAATACTACATTTATACTACTTGGTTTAGAAGCATCTGTAGAATCATAATATTCAAATCCAGTACGATCTTTCCAACCACCTCTAACTAAAGCATATTCACCTCTTCCAATTAATACATCACCGTATTCATCAAGACCTTTAGATGGTAACTGTGCGTTTGCAGGATCTGCTTTAAATACTTCGTTCTCTTCACTCACAAACCAAACGTTAACCGAGTCAACTCCAGCTACGCTTTCTATGATAGAAACTAAATCAGATTTTGGAATCTTATCACGTCTACGATTCTTTAAGAAGTAATCAGAACATTTTGAAATTACGGTTTGACGAATAACGTCTTTGCTATATCCTTGAAACGATCTAATACTAATGTTAACTACATACTTTTTAACAATAGGATCAACAATTTTTACAACAGTTGTAAGTATCTTTTGACCGCTTTCTTCAATTAGATTATAAATCTTAGTCTTTTCTTCTTCAGATAATAAGAATAAATTCAGTGGAATGTTAAAGTAATCAGCGTTAGATGGTTTTCTTTTATTCACATCAGGAATAAGAAAAAGATAAACTACGTTATCATCAGTAAGATCATTATCATTAAATGAACTGAATGCATCAATAACGCTAAACATATTAAAGCGCTCTAAAAAGTATACATAATTATCAGCATTTGCTAAAACGTAGGCTCTACTTGTTTTTGGAGCAAGTACACGCGTTAAGAAAACTGGTTCACTATCAGCGCCAAAGTTTATAGGTAATCCTATTCGAATTTTTAACGCTTGATTAAGATCAACAGTGTCACCTGCTAAATCATACCCATCATCGGTAAAAGAAAATTTAGGATTAGCATTATTAAAGATATTACCAGCATTACCAGCATTTGTTAAATATTCAACTCTAATTGTAACACCTAGAGCAGGAATGTGCCCAAAGTAAGTGTTACCAAAATATACGTCAATTCCACCATTAATACCTGTCTTAACTACAACACCTTTCGCGTCATACGGAATATCATAAATAGAATCATATACTCGCCATTTTTCATTATTTATGTAAACATTAATAAAGTTGTTGTCAATCTGATATCCTCTTTTTGCATTAATTGAGTATGATTGCATTGCAAGCCCAGTTCCAGTTACTTGTTGAGATTCAACTTCACCTTGTACTACTTTAACTTCAACGGATTTTTTTGCAACAAGTTCTAATCGAGTTTCTTCTGAATTTAAAACAATAAGATATGGTAATCCTGTGCCATCATTAACCATACGTGTATAGTTAGGTATGATAACAGTATTTCCATACATATCAATTTGTTCTCCGCTATAAGATAATATTGCGGTTCCATTTGCGGAGATAGCACGAGTTGGGTTGTGCCCTGCAATTCTTGCTAAACTTTTTATTGAGACTTCACGAGACGCAGTAAAAATATTAAGTTCAGTAATACTATCTTCAATGTAATAAAAGATAAGTTTACCCATATCAAGAACAACAGACAGAATTTGCCCGTATGCACTGGCTGGTGTAAACACGTCACCAACTTGCTGATACTTGTTAGTTAAATAAGTTTTTACATCAGCATAGAGTTGTTCAAACGCTATCCTGTTAACTTTAAATATTTCCATTTAGACTAAGCTTATTTTGCGAGGACACCAATGTATTTGGATCCATCTATGTATATATCAATGTAACAGAAATCCCTAACCTCGCCGGGCTGAAAAGCAACGGCAATCTCTACGCTAAATAATCCTGCTTCTGGTACAAACGCAGCAAGCTGTCCATAAAATTTATTTTGTAATTGTGAAGTGTTAAGATTAAATTCAAAAAGATGTTCTTCAAGACTAAGACCTAAACTAGGTTGTCCAAGAACTTCCCCTTGTGATGTAAAAATGATCATACGAATTTTAGTCAGTAATGCCTCTAAAGCATCTGACGTATCTAGCTGATTTGGGTTATAGCTAGGATCATTAACATTTCTACAGTATATTTCTGTTATCATTAAAGTTATCGAATATTAGTGGAATATAAAGAACCAATCTGGACTGTTCTCGTCATCTATTTTTTGTTTGATTTCTTTAATCTCTTCCTCACCCTCTGATTTGATACCATCACTATCAACTTGAATACCTCCTGGCAAATTAAACTTGAATGTTCCAAGTATTCTACCTAACGAAATTTTTGACATTGCTGTTACGTAACGTTGAAAGTTCCAATCTTCATATAATTTGTTTTCTTCAATCTTAGCGTAGGTTTGAATAAAAACATTTTTCTTTGGATCACGGCCTAAGATTTTTAAACGGTGTGTATTTCTGTTATAGTCAAAACTAATACGTTCTAAGATAAACGCTTGAGTTAAATCCCAATATGAATATTGAGCTGTTCTAAGAACAAGATCATCAGATTGAAACGGTGATAAAAATAATTCTGCAGCAAGAAGACGGTTATCAGAGAAATCTTTATCTACTGTACCTAGGCGACCTCCGCCATTCATTTCTTTAACCTCAAACACTGAAACTACACATTCAGGAAGTAATATACATCGTGTCTTTTTAAATTCAGGATCCGAAAACCATTTCTTTTCAATAACGTAATATTGGGTTTCAACAGCGGGACCGTAGTTTGCATGAAACCAAGTTAAAGCTTGGTCAATGATACGATTAGCTTCACGCTCTGGAATAGAATAAGGGAGTGAACCACTTCCTGTGATTTCACCTGTTACCATTTCTATAAGTTCTCCTCTTGTCATTATAAATTATCTTTTTTAATCCCAAACTTCAGTATACTGTCCACCCACAATCATAACACCTTGTTTCCAGTCAAAATCTAAACGATCTTTCTTAAACATGTAGTGGTTCTTAATGATATCTTCAGTTTCCTTTTCGGACTTACCAAGAGCAACATTAAGATCTTTAATTACATAAGCCTTATCATAAGATTTTGTAATATGTACCGATGCATGTCTACCAATACCTTGGTCTCTTGTGTTAATTGTTTTATACTCGCTTTTCGTAGCATGCCACATTTGAAATAAACGACTAATTAAGTCATCATTAAGTGGTTGACTTTGTGAAAATTTAATCCAATCTTTTACTTCTTTTGCAATATTAGATTTCTTAGGATTTGTTAAATCAAACTTTTTGTAATTGTTAATATAATTAAGACCAGAAACTCCAATTCCACCGTAAGGTTCCATAGTAGCGGTTTTATCAGCATTAATAATGTCATGATACGTCACAGATGCTTTGACATACAATGGCTGAATATTGCAATTTTGTAAAATCTTAGCCTTTTTAGGATCTAGCCATGACCAGTCTTTTGCTTCGTATGTATTTGTAATTCTTGCATAACCTTTTGACCACTCATAATAAGTATTGTCCTTGCCATTTTGTCCATAAGAAACTTCACGAAAATTAGAAAGCATAGCTTTTTCAAGGTCTTTTACTAAAGCAACCTCTGCAGGATTAATTCCTTTACTGTCTTCGGAAAGAAATTCATAGTATTCTTTAACGTGCTTCATTTTATTTTTTTGCTTTTTTAATCTCTTCTTTCTTCTTATGATCATCATGTTTAAATCCACCATCAGATTCAGATGGTTCAATTAACTCAACAATCATTGTTTCTTTGGAAACTTTTGCAAGTTTACCAATTTCTCCATTACGAATAACTCCTTTATTTACTTCACAGTTAATGACGAAACGCTTGTTTTCAATAAAACAATCATTACAAACATTTGTAACGTGAAGTGGGGTATCAGCAATTTTAGAAAAGTCAAATACATTCTCTTTCATAGCCCAAGAATTGGTAATTCTTGAGTTCTTAACAGTACAGTTATAAAACCATGAACGGTCAAAAACACCCTGGATCTCACAATTGATAAATTCAATATCTTCAACTTTACAATTGTTTAACTTTGTATCTTGAAGCTGAAAACGACCTAGGTCAGTATCATAATTAAACTTTCCTTTTTTCATTCCGCCTGTAACTACTAGATCAAATAATTTGTCTCTAAGATTTCCCCATACAGCAGATAAAGATTGGTCATCATTAATTAAATCCATTGATAACTCAATCTCAGGATAGTTCTTTTTAAACTCTCCGTACTTAATAAATGATTTGTAAATGATTTCTTGTTGAGCCATCATATCTTTAAACTTTGCACGGTCAACAGGTGAGTATTGACCGTTAAAGTTTAATGTGTTAAACATATGTAATATGAATCCGTCTACCAAACCAATTATCTTACGAGTTTTTGTTTGATAATCTTTTCCACCCATGTATCTGTATTCTAAATATCCTTTCTCCAGTTTAGTAAAATTAACTCCAAAATACTTTTCATCAGGGATTGCCATTGTTGAACGGCTAAACTCTTCTAATGATGGAGAATAAAACATAATCTTGTTAGGTCTTAAGTTTTTAATACTTCTTGCATATACAGATTCCTCTCTCTGTGGAAATACCGCATAAATAGGTTTTTCGTCAAAGTCAAGAATAAACTTAGCCACATTCATTTGTGGAATATTAACTAAGGTAGGTAATTTGTTTGGGTCTAAGCTAATGTTAGCATGTATAGAACATCTTTCATTAGTATAGCCATTGTCTTTAATCCACTCAAACATTTTAATTAATGTATTACGAGCATCTTTATAAGACATTGGCCCAGTAACAAGCTCCATCATATTCTTTCCACCTGAATAATCAGGCTCAAGTTTAAAAATATCTGATGTTGGAGTAATTGGTGAATGGTATAGCGGTTTTGGTTCTTTAATATTACTAAGAGCCATAGGAATAACTACCCTTTTGCTGATATACTTTGCAATAGATCGCGACGTCTTTTCAATTGGCAAGTTTGAATAAAATTCAAATTCGTAACCAATCTTTGCGCCATCGAGTATTTCTGCCTCAGTATAAGACTTTTTAATTTTCATTTCGCTTTACCCTTAATTTTATTTCATAATTCTCTATACATTCTTCACATACTTCAGTTCCGTCCGACGCTGACTTAAGTTGACATAAGCAACCTAATTGTGTTTTACATCTTGGACATTCTGCCATGTTATGCTTCGCTTGGTAATGTTAAGAAAATTTTATCATTGTGAACTCTTTCAATAGTGACCATAACTTCATCACCTACATTGAAACGTTTCTTTTTCATCTTAATTTCTTTTTGCGAAATAAGACCTACCATATCTTTCTGTAATTTAATCAATGCACCAAACGGTTGAATTGACACAACTTCACCGCTACGAATAATTCCAACGTTTTGGTCTTTAAATTCTTCAAGTTCTCTTCTACGGAAAGAAGGATCTTCATCAGACAAAATAATTTTCTTATCTGGTGTAATCTCTCTAATCCAGAAGTCAACTGCATCTCCAGGTTTAAATTCAAAATTCTTGAATGATTCCTTAAGAGCTGGCGACATTTTACTGCTATGTAATAGACCTGTAAAGATTTCATCAAACTCAACAAAGATACCGTATTTTGCAATACCTGTAACTGTTCCTGAGTATTTTGCATCAAGATCAAGTTCTTCAATTTTTGTCGGTAAAACATACGCAAGATATTTCTTATAAGAAAATACAAATGTACTACTCTCTACAAGATAATCTTCAACCATCACTGGAACAACTTTTCCTATCATACTATCAAAGTCCCTAACAACATTAGCTGCTGCAAGTGACCCAGGAAGGAATCCGTTAATACCCTGAACTTCAATAATAAATCCACCTTGGTTTTTACCCGTGATAGTTCCGTAATAAGCATTCGTTGGTTTTCCAATCTGCCCAAAGAAATCTTGTTTAATATGCGATAACTGGCCTTCATACAATGATACCTTAATGTAAGGTTTAATCATTTCAACTCTTACATGATATTCACGTGAACAGAATTGTTTTTTACCATCTTCTGTTTTCAAACTTTCTACAAGTTCGTCCTCAGTTGTGTTTAGCATATGAAAGAATTTCTTCTCTTGCTCTAGATTAACTGTTGCATCTATAAACCCAGTCAGTGTTGCGAGTAATTCTCGGTTTGTACCGACTCTTACATCTACTAGTTTATAAACTTCCCCTACTTTAGGCTCTTTATTTGCCGTTTCGGTCATTCCTTGATACACTGAAAATAAATCTTCAGCATATGATTCATGGCAATAGATTTTATCACCATTTGTACTACTCAGTTTCGTGTTAGGTACTAACTTGCCGTTTGTTGCAAGTACTGCCCAATAGTTGTCATCGAAAATTTCGTCTTGTTTTTTTAGTTCCATATTTTTGCTTTTAGTATATATCCGCGAAGTTTGATCATATAATTTTAAGGTTCTTAGCTCGTAAAGAACCCGTATGTGTTTTTACCTTGCTTGCACCACTTTGCAAGATATAAAAGATACACTACATTTGACATAGTTAATCTTTCAAACGGTGGTAAGTCATCTTGTATAAATGGAAGTAATTTAGTTACGATAGGACCAATGTTAATTTTTACATTAGTTTTTACAGTTTGTCCATTCTTAGTGTACTTAAGTGGAACGTTAACCGTTGGTATAGAACCAGCGCTTACTTCTGATGCAGTTTCACCATCAATTTGTTTAGGTCCACGATTCCCAACTACAAACCAAGATGCACCTGGCGCAACCATTCCAATAGGAAACGGCCACCCTGGATTCACTACAAAAATAAATGGGCCAGGACATATTCCACATAAAGTTAGTCCTATTACAATCACCGCAAGTGGTGATGGCACTACAGCAAGTGGTGTCCAGATGATAGGCATAGGAATCTTAATCAAACCACTTGGCGTAGGTATAAGAATACCGATAGGCCAGTATGTTGGAAGTAAATTTACAGTAGTTGCTCTCTTACAATACTTTTTCCAATAACTTAAATTTGTAATGGGTGGTGAGTTTGGTTGAGGATTTCCATTATACTTTACATCATCAGGCGGAAGTCCTGCCGCCGCTGCTTCCGCTGCTGCTTTCTTATCAGCTTCAGGAGCATCTGCTGGTAATGGCAAAGGTTCAGGTTTTACTGGCCACGGTATGATACGAATTTTTTCACCATCTAATGTTCCTGCTGATGGCGCTCCACCACCTTGCATTTGACAACCTCCTGATGCTAAATCTCTAATTATTTGAGGAAAGTCATCAATGTATTTTTCTATAACTGTGATTTTGTCCCGAGTTTCAATGTATTCTTTATAAATCTTATTAAATACATCTTGTTGAGATTTTCTCTTACTATCAAGTTCTGTAGTTTTATTTGTACCGTTCTGAATAAAAATAGAACCATCATTTAATAAATAGTATCCAAAGTTTTTGCAATATTCTACTACAGCATTAAAATTATCAGTTGCAAGTTTTTCAATCGTAAAAGGTAAAGCTCTTTCTTGAGAACTTAAATCCCCGCTTTTCTTTATAACATCATCAGGATCATCAGTAGGTTTTATACCTTTAGATACTGATGTAGCTGAATTAAAAAAATCAACTCGAGTTTGCCACATGCTCCCTTCCCAGCGCTGTGAACCACCTTTTCTGTTAAATGCATAATCAGTAGCTGAACCTTCTACTAAACCTAATCTACTATATTCAAAAGCATTATTTTGATTTATGTCAATGTAAATAGGTTTCTGTAGTGCTGTTAATGTAGTGTTAATAGTATCACTCCACCTATCAAAATAACGATCTAATAATAAGATATCGTTAGTGAACGGTTTAATAATAGGAGGTAGACCTTTAAGTATGTCAACATACGGAGAAGATAACTTACCACCTGACGTAAATGGAATAAGTGTATATTGCGAACCTTTAACACCACGTGTGTAAGGAACAGATGTAACACTTGCTTTAACCTCAGCAGACTTATCTAAAGCAAAATAAGTTGGTTGCTCACTCCGTACAGCGTCAAGCTGAGATGTTGCAGTATTAATTGCTGTAATGATTTCATCTTGTCTTGTAAGTAATTCTTTTATTTGCTTTGTCTTATTTGCGTTATAATTGTTTGGTAAGATCCACTTTTCGGAATTATTCGTTGATGTAGCTGGTGCAGTTGCAGTTGCTTCTATTTTAGTTGTCCAAGTATATGTATAAAAAAGATCTTCTAATTTCTTTTTATTTGCAATGAACTCATCGTTAAGAGTAGTTCTTTGAGTAATAAGATCATTAAATTTTTGATAGTACGCAATGTAACCTTGATACTGGCCTTCATAAATACCCCAAATGATTTTCTTTGTCCAAACTTCAGCTTCCATTTTGCCAAGTTTATCTTTAAGAATAATCATTTCATCAATCTTCTTCTTAAGATTCTCAGATTCATCAAAGATTTTTTTCGTAGTGTCAACTGGGTTAGGTTCTTCGACTAAAAATAAACGATTATTTTTTGCCGCGTTATTTTTAGTATAGATAACTTTAACTATACCTTCTTTAACTGGGCAGTTAACATTTTGTCCACCAATTCGCATGATAGTTTCTCCGCACATAACTTTGTCACCCACTTGTTTTAGAATTTCAACTACGGCTGTTTTTGAACCAGCCTTTGCCAATCCTTTTACAGTGTTTAATGTGACAAGTGTTTTAGCAGGTGGAGCAAGAGGATTTGCTGGTTCTTTTTCAGGAGCAGGTACAAATGGCGTGTCAGGTAAAAATTCTGCGGGTGCAGCAGGTTCAGGTATCTTAATATCACATTTAGCATCAATTGCTTCAGACAGCTGAACATTACTTAAAATGTTTGGTGTTGCTTTTCTTACTTCACATTCCTCTGACGACTGCTTAACAACTTTTTCAATTTCTTCTTTAGAATAGCCGGGTAAGATATCCGCCGTTGGCGCTGGGCAGTCTGTAATGTTTACATCTTTGACCACGCTCGGATTTGTAGTAAACCCATTATCATTCAAATCGGAATTAGGATCTGCCGCATTTTCATTCTGTCCTACACTTATCTTACCTATTTTGCCGTATGAATCATTCATTACTGCTATAAGTTCAGACAAAGATTTTCCCTCATAGCCAGTTGGCATATAAGGAACTCCATCAATTACTTTTGCTTGTTGTTTACTTGCGTTAATTAACGCTTCTGCTGCTGTATCTGCCATGTTTCATTGATTAAGGTACTGTGACAGTTACGATTTTTGAAGTAGACGCAGTTTCAGCTGCCGCTGCTGCCGAAGCATTTGCACCAGGTGAAGGAGGCCATTTAAGATCCACTGCTGCGGATAAAGATTTAAGGAATGCCCATAGAGGTTCAGCACCTACTGCACTAAAATTTCCTGTAGGACCTAGCTGTGTTAGCTTGGTTCCGTTCATAATACAAGTTTCAGCGGTTTCTTCAATTTTAGTTGCTGCTGTAACATTTATGTTTGCTTGTGTAGTGATATTACAATCTGGTCCTATAAGTTCAATAATACTTTGTGAGTCAGCATGTTCTATTGTTATACTTACATCAGGATTAATTGTGATATGTGATTTCTTAAAGTAAATTTCAAATCCTTTAGACGGCGTGTAGAAAACTCTCATCTGCTCATCCTCGTCATACATAATAACGTGTGAGTTTAAATAAGAATCTGCAATCTCATCTTTAACTGCTTGATTAATGTATGCAATACTATGCCACTCTGGATTATATAATTCGCCCTCAGAAAAACTAAGTCTTACAATTGCTTTATTTTTTGGTATTGATATATCGCCAAACCCGCCATCTGCTCCGCCTCCAAATGTCTTGGAAGCACCCACAGATGCCCATGGAATATCAGCGTCTGGAATATCATCAAAGATTCCAAATACTTTAATTTTACAACGTCCTTCTTGAAGCGGATCATTATTATCCACAACTTCACCGTAGAATATCTTACCTATTAAATCTTGTTTACTGAGTCCTTTTACCATTATAATTTAACTTTTCCTAATTGGCCAGGTGGCACATTTGGTGCTGTCATATCAGCTTTTCCTAATTTAATGTTTTCTGATGGCGGTGCTGTCATATCAGCTTCTCCTAAATCACCACCGGTAATTGTTGCACCTTCAAAACTTACGTTTTGATTTGTAGCTCGTTTTTTGTTTGGTGCTTTTAAATTTGCTTTTGAGTTACCACTAGCCGCCGCAGCAAATGAAGTTAACGTTGTTGATTGTTTTTGTGGTACAGCTGCTTCTACGCCATTTAAGTCTGCTTTGCCTTCAATTACTGTGCTTATGTTTGGTGCGTCAAAAGTAGTTTTACCTGGATTACCTTGGTCACTTGGAACAGCGGATAAAATTGTTTTACCCGGTGGAGTGTTTGATAGTTCAGGTGAAGTTAATTCTTCATTACCTAAAATCCCTGCAGGCGTGTTTGCCGCAACAAGTTCTACGTTTGTATCAGAAAACTTACCAGCAACAGGCACACCACTTAAACCAGCACTTCCTATAAGTCCTTGCACCAAATTCATTTCTTTACCTGTCAGTGCAACTTTATTTGATAATAGCCTACCAATGTTTGGTGTACTATGTTTTTTCAATATGTTTTCTATAGCACCTGCAGGATTATTAAGAATGTCTTGAGCGGATCCTAATAAACCCAAAGGAGAAGTACCATATACATTCCCTAGTAAAAATCCGTTTATCTTATTATTAATTGCGTCTTTAACAAAACTAGTTACACCAGCTAGAGCTTTAGCACCAATCTGACCCAATAAACTTTTTCTAGGTTTTCCATATAATGAATTAAATGCTTCTTGATTATTAAATCTTTGTGAATCATTTGTTAAAGAATTAGGATTAAAGATAGATTCACTTGATGCGGTAGTTATAAAACCTGGAACATTTGTTGCATTTGTTGCAGCATCTTTTCCATAATCTTGCCACACTGCAGTATCATCAAGAATTGCTCCTAATAGACCGTATACATTAGTTTCTTTAATTACATTAGTTTTAATTACAATCTTATTTGTTGCCATTGTGTCACCAATAATTCCTACGGATTCTAAGAAAGCAGGAGCTTCAGAAAATACGTCAAGTTCACATTGTGCAAATTCAAATTTTATAAATGTAGCCGCAGTCCAAGGTGAACCGCTATCAGGTAATCCATATTCTCTGTCTTTATCACTTATCCTTGGGTAAAGGCCAGGAATATCTAATCCTGCACTACCAGCTAAATTTCTTGCTGCTCCCATAGCTTTTTCTTGTGCAGCGGCACCAACCTTTTTTGCTAATGCTTTAAGTTTTGAATCTTGTGTTGGGTTTGCATTGTCTTGCCCTGGATTAACTGCAGCAGCCGCGGCACCCTTTCCAATTTTCATTGGTCGCACTTCACTAACTATAATTGCCATTTTAAAATAACGCATATGATCAGGGACAGCCCATCTCATCCAATTAGCGTCCCATACAGCTTTTCGATAACAGTCTAAAAGAAATGTTATTTTCATATCTATAGATTCTAATGTTTCTATAGTTATTTTTTTATCTTTTCCTCTAAAGTTATTTCCTGGGTCCATTTTCCATGAATCCGCAAGTCCAGAAACTTTTACAAAATACCAAGGACATTCTTTAACTAAAGCCTCAAAACCTTGTTCAAATAAACGTATGTACTCAGCTCTTTTGTATTCGCCACGATTAATTAGATAATTGTACGCAGAATATTTATTGCTATGCTTCCATCCTTCAGTGGTATTAGGTGTTTGCCCTTCCTTTGGAGCTGGTGGAGATATGTATTGCCCGCAGAAAATACCATGTGGTAAATCATCTAAATCAGTATCACCGTTTGCGCTTTGCACTAATCTAAATTGAAACCCCATGTAAGTAGGATCTTGCCATGTAGACATAAGACTCCCTACTACCGTGGCATTAGGCACACCGTATGATAAAAAAGATTTTGTTACACTATCTGCGTATTGCATAATTAATAAGTATTTTTATCCGAGCGGTGTTGGCCATTCTCGTCTTGTCATTACAAAAGTTTGGAAGAACGCCGGTCCATCATAATCACCTTCACTAGGTCCTCCAGTTTTTCTAGGTCCGTCTTGATTATAAGTAAACATAATTCCATTTACCATATAAAACCCACTATAAAATTGATCCATTGACGGCTGTGAGCCAGCACCTTGTGGCGTAGCATTGGCAACTGCATCTTTATTTGAAGCATCTGCTGCAGCTTTAACTGGGTCAGCTTGCGAAATTAGCAATAACGGTATTCTCTCGCTATTGTATATATTTGGGTTCCATCTTTCAACATTTACTTCAAGATATAACTTTTTTAATTCAAGAAGGTTTCTTTCATTATGTGCAATAGCAAATGTATACTTATCGTGAACATTAGTACTCTGTATTCCTTTCCAAACAAACTTGTTTTGTGTTTTCCAATATTCACTTGCTGATGGTGATCTTCCTTGTGCGTCCTTTTCATCATCTTTCTTTGGAAAAGTTCTACCTTTTAAGATAATCTTTTTCTGTTCAGCGCCGTCTGAAGTTTTTGGGTCTACAAAGATATTCCAATACTTTAAACTTTTAAGATCAAAAAACTGAACATTATATTTGTAACCGTATTGTTCATTTATCTTGGAACTTTCATTCTTGGTTTTATACCCGCGAATAAACATGTTAGTCCCTGACATATTTCCCATGTTAGTTAAAAACTTACCTACAGGTTTTTCAGCAGCGGCAACATCACCAACTTTATTGTTAAAGAAGTCTTTAGCTATTGTCACGTCAAGAATACCAGCAGCCATTGTGCCATCACCTTCTATTTGGTTATTTACGTTAATAAAGTTAAGATGATAGTAAACATCAATATAGCACTTATAGAAACTATTTTCATCTTTCCAAGCAGCTTCTACAATATGATTAATGTATTCTTCCCATGTACTACCAGCGCATAACCAAGCTTGAGAATCTATAGTAGAAGTTTCATTTGTAGCAAAACCCATTTCTAATTCTTGCGCAATCTTATTTAGAACATCAAAAGAAGTACCTGTGTATGACTTAATAAGTTCATCTTTAATATGAGGAATAAACAATTCTCCGGTTATAGTTGTAGTTCCTCCAGCATTTTCATTACCTCCTGGCCCTGAAGATACATTCTTAATAATATAGTCATTACGAATTGGCTTAAACGCATTATTCTTTGCTCTAATAAAAACATTAAGTATATCGCCATCTTTTGGATATCCTTGAGATTTGAATGCGTCTGACTTAGTTAAAGTAAACATAAATGTTACTTGTGGTAAAAACTCAGTAGCATCTATTTTAAACAGCTTAATTTCATCAGCATCAAATACGTAATTGTTAATAGACAAAAACGGATAATCAACACCTAATTCATTTTGTACTTGATGACCAGTTGCAGTATCTTTCTTATTATCAGGTAACTTAGGGCTAGTCCCAACAAAAGCATCTTCAACTTCAAGTCTATCAATTTTTATTTTGGGGTCAAGTAATGATCTAATAATTGTCTTTTCGTCTTGTGCCATTATTTATTGTTTAGTCTGTTCTTAATTAAGCGTGATATAAACTCGCTTTTTGAAAGTGGTTTATCACAGTCAGCGTCTTGTTTTGTAACATTAGGTCCAAAAACAATTTTTCCATTTCTTACTTGTAATTCTGTATCACCAAATGCAGCATAATTTGGAGGTAATGCAGGATTATTACCTTTAGCTGGATTTGCTTTTCTTGGTGTGTCTCGTTTATCAAAAGCACGTAAAGCAGGATCGACTGTAGATTTTTTCTCAGGTGTAAGGTATTGATCACGTATATCAGTTCTTGCTGAAAGTGCCGCACCATTTCGTAAATTTGCATTCATACTTGGTACATCAAATGTATATAGTACATCACCTTCATCAAGACAGAAAGGATTACTTATCCCATTAAACTTTAACATACCTTCTAATCCTTTTAAGTAACCGTACATTTTTTGTGTAACTAAATCTGCTCGCATTACGTCTTCAGCTGTAATTAAATAGAAATCAATAACAGTTGGCTTATAACCTAACTGTCCGCCAATTAAATCTTGTTCTATAAAGTTTACTATTTCATTACCTTTACCGTCCTTTACAAGTGGTTTAGTATCTTGTGTCTTTGGAAATTCTAACATTACTTATTAATTATTTTTTAAACGCTGCTTCATAACCATATCCTTGTGCATACATTGTACCAAATACTGTACTTACAACTGGATCTTTACTAAGTGTTGCTGCATTTGTGTCAGCATCTTTTTGCTTATCTGGTGTTTTACCGTTTGTAGTATTTGCATCCGCAGACGAATCGTTTCTAGCATAATGATACTTTGGTTTAATAGAAGTATCAATAGGTGATTGTGAGCTTGACGCAAAACTTTTTTCATAACCTTTAGGTAAAGCATAAATTCTTCCTCGGCCTTTATTAAACATAGATTCAATTGCATCTTTATCTCGAGGCATTCCATGTTCAAGTGTAATTGTTATTTTTATCTCAGCTGGAAAATCATCAGGTCCTAGTTCATCGCTAAACTCCAATTTAGAACCAGTACAAATCATATTACCCATCATCATCATCGGATTCTGTGGCGGTCCAACACAAACATGCCATTCACCAACAGGTGCTCCTGTTAATAAAGAGTGAATACCTGTAGTAACCATGCTTGATTTTGTTGTACTATTTTTCATAAATAATGCAGCACCACCAGCAGCAAGATCTGATAAAGCCTCTGTAGGTGACCCACTTAACATCTTATTAAAAATTGCGTCTAAGTTTTTTCCAATGTCAAGAAATTGATTCTTTAATGAAGTCATAAATCCAGCAGGATCTCCACGAAGCCAAGCAGCAAGACCATCAGCTCCACCTAAAAATGGGTCAGTTTGCCCAAAGCCTGCATTAGGAACGTGTCTATTTGCGCCGCCCCAGAAAGATGCAGATGCAGAAGACATTAACATAGCATTACCTATGATATCTAATCCAGCTGCTTTTGTATTAATTCCACCAATCCCTCTTAAACTATACTCAAACACAAGATTCATTGAGTGTTTAAACATTAATCCACGTTTTCTACCTTTTGTTGTGTCAATTACGTTAACCGGCCCAATAATCTTATTGATGTAAGGACCATTAGTATAAGGATCAACGGGTTGTACTCTTTCACCAGTTCTTGCATCACCAGTTTGTAAGAAACCTAACATTTTAGCCATGTTAGGTGCAGGATTATTTGCAGAAGCAGCTTCACCACTTGTTGACACTGTCCAAACGTCAGCTGTAAAATCTTCCCAGTTTAACCCTGTTTCAATAGGACCAAGAATAGAAGATATTTTATTTCCAGGGTCTTCACCTAAAAACGTAATCATAGTAGCAACAGGTTTAAGATTTTCTTTTTTCTCAACTGTCTTACGCGCTTCAGCGCCACTTGTGACCGCATCATTTACAGGATATGGATAACGTCTTAGCGTTATCATATAGTTATTTGGTATTTTATTCCACCACTTGCAAAAAGCAAAGTCTGTAAACTTATAAGGAAACTTGTATTCGTTATCTTCTGTTAATGACCATCGTATAATTTCACTAACTGTTGGCGCAGTTGAAGATTCTACACCTGATCCGCCACCACTATTAGGCTCGGACATGTTGTACCAACGTATACCGTTTTCACGGTCTATAAGATATTTGTTATTTACCTTTCCGCCAGCACCTTGTAAATTAATATAAGAGTTAGGGTTAATTAATGCAGGTACACCAAAGAAGTCTTTAGCCATTACGTCAAGTTCACCTTCTTTAAAATCTCTAGCAGGTTTTTTCTTACCATCTCCTTTTTCACCTTCGCCAAACACCATACCATCAGTTAATGGATGTTCATTACCCGCACCAAAAGAATAAACTATTTGCTTATCTCGGCCAACTGCAAAAACTAATCTAGGATCTGTTGGATTAAGATCTTCGGTAGGTTTTTCTTTTTTAGTCCCTTCGTCTGCGGCAACTGTATTAGTAGTAGGTTTAGTAGTAGGTTTGCCTGGCGCTTGTGTCATACCTTCAACTCCAGGATTAAGTGCAAGCAATGTACGTATTGCTTCCTCTCGCATGTAATCTACTGTTACATCTTCATCTTCTTCCAGATCGTAACGCTCAACATATATTTCCGCATCATCTTTATAAACACGAAAACGCTGATTCGTGCCGCTTTGAATAATGTCGTATGTGTATTTAATTTCCGCCATTTAAAAATAAATGATTTTTCTTAGACTTTTAGTCTATTTTAAGTATATATCACACAATGAAATTCTAAGAAATTAGAAAAGACTATTCAGTTTCTTCTAACCAATCAACAGGAACAGATACACATTCTATGATATGCACTTTTTTAATTGTAGGGAAAAATAAGATTTCTTCAAAGAGCTCGTAGAAATCTTCGTTGCTACCTTTTTCTGTAAGGAGGATTACTTGGTTAACAACTGTTTGCTCTTGGCAAAAGTGGATTAGTCCACGAATAATCTCATCGTTGAGTTTATCGTTGACATATATAATTGACTGCATCTTTTTACCTGATGCAGTCGAAGCTATTATTTTCTTAATCTTTTGATTAACAATAAAAGACGCATAATCATCCACCTTTCCCACTTCATACCCAAGTTCAACAACAACATCATCAACTGTGATAATCTGTTGTTTTCTTAAGTTAAGAAAAGCTTTCTTAAGTTTATTTTTGTCTTCTACTGTTATGTAAAGATTCATTATTCTTTTCTTAGTTTTTTCAGATGTTTCTTTTCTGCTTTATCTTGTTCTTGTTTAAGAATAGCGTCTGCAGCTTTTGTGGCATCTTCGTCAGACATACCTTCATCTTGGAATCTTACAAGTATTCGTTGGTAACGTAATACTTCTTGTTCCATTTCGTATTGTTCGCGAGCTTGCTGATTTTGCAAATGTATTTCTCTACCAGCAGCAGCACGTCTTTTACGCAATTCAGCTTTGTCTTTTTCAGACATATTCTGGTAAGTTTTAATTAGACCTACTTTTTTCTCTAACTCTCTTCGTTGTTTTCTATTGTACATTTCCTGTTGCTTTAAGGTAAAAGTAATTAAATAATCTAAGGAATGCTGCCAATGCTAATGTTTCTTCAGTAACCATAATTTCATTAGATGGCATCATTTCTAATTTTGAAAGCATTTCCTTTTTACTGCCATCAGTTTCAGGAGTCTTTGCCGATAATCCTGTTACATCAACCGCAAATGTTGGAACTTGTCTGTCACTGTCTTTATAAGGATAAAAGTTACCTAAATAAATCCATCTTGCATTTTCATCATCAGGTGTTGTGTAACCACCTTCTTCAGTTAGTTCACGTTTAGCAGTAGACAGTAAATCAGCGTCTTTATCATCAACAGTTCCTGTAATTATTGTATGACAAAAATCACCTTCACGCATTGTGTTGTATTCTTTAAGTAATCCAACTTTGCTAATCATTTTCATGTCATCTACAGTAAATGGCAAAACACCAACTGACATGGATTTCATTTTTATCTTTTCGTGACCTTCAATTTTAATAACATCAAAATGTTTAAAACTTTTAAGTACTTTATACTCTTTCATATTTTTCTAAATTTTCTGTTAGTTCTTGAGTAGAAGCTGGTATGTCAAAAATATCAGATGTAAGTTCAAGAGCTATTTGTTGTTTTAAACTTTCAACCATTTCTGGTGTAATACTATCTTGTAAGTATTTTAAAACTTGTTCTTGGCCATCTTCAAAAGAAGAAGCTAAAACTTTAATTAAGTCAAACGGAGGTACATCTATTTGAATAGTAATAGCAACTTTTTGAATAGATTTCTTTGAAGATAAAAGCAATGCTTCTAAAGGACTGGTAGTTTTAACAGGTTCTTCTTTAACTACTTGACTCACTGCAGCTACAGGTTCAACTCGCTGTAGTGGTTGTGGCGCCATATCGTTTAGCATGATAAGACTATCAGGGCTATCATCTGCTATTTCTAAAATGTAATCACCAAGTAAGCTTGCATTACATCGGCTGCCATCAATGAAATTTAAGAATTGCATTCCACCTTCTTCAACGATTTCACTGTCTGATTTTACAACGTCTCCGGCTTTTTCACCTTTGATCCATTGATAAGTTTTAAGACTCATATTATTTGTTTTAGTATATATTTCACTAGATTTCAAGGAAGTTTCTGTACTCTCTGTGGTACTCGACCATCCATTCTTCTGTGAATCCGCTTGCGGCCCACGAGAGGTACTCTTGCCTAAAATTTTCCAAAGCGTATTCGATATGATTCCCATAGTCTCCGTGTGAAAGTTCATTTAAAGATTGATAAGAAATTCTAAAGGTATGCTGTGTTCCTTTAACACGCCAGTAGAAATTCTTTTGATTAGATATGTTCCCGTAGCCATACTCGACAACGAGCGGAGTCCAGCCATTAGGTCTAACGCTAATTTCCCCTTTTCCGTATAAATCGTCAAAATCTTGATGAAATGGCATGTGTTATTCTTTTTCTGGAAGTTCTGGACCAAAGTTTTCTTTAGGAGTAGTTTCAATAGCAAGTAAACACATATCTAAGATGTTACCTCTGCTTTCTCCATGTAATTCCATAAGAGCATCAATATCTTGCTTCATCATTCGGATTGCTCCAGTTCCTTCTTCGCCATTACTTATTTGTATAATGACACTGTCCCATTCATTTACTACTTCTGGGTTTACGTATTCAGTTTCTTCTGACATAATAGTATATTTTTGTTTTATTTATATTCACTAAGTATAAGATAGTTTTTCGTCATAAAAAAAGTTGGACAAACTGTCCAACTTTCTATCCAAGATTATGTTAAATTATAATTCCCAAGTTTTATGTTCACCAGTTTCTTTAATTTGTTTAGCATCAGGAAACTTCTTTTTAACAAAAGTTTTTATTGCTTCAAAGTTATCTCTAATTTCGCTGTACACTGCCATTAGAGTGCCATGTCCTACTCCGCTATAAAACAATATATTAAAAGATTTTGTTTCTGTGTTAAAATTACAGCTTTTAATTATATTAGCCTTAGCAATTCTTTCCCAAAACAAGTTTTTAAATTCATCAAGTTCTGCTTTACTTAAATCTTTAAAAGTTTGTCCTTCAAATATTTCGTCATTAACAAATGACTCAAATGTTTGTATATGTTTCATTATTACAATTCTCCAAGCATGAACACTTTACCGTTCTCACCTTTCATAGTGTAAAAGATTGTGTCAATTTTATCATCTTCATCATAATCAGAATCAATCCATTGGCAAGGTTTTCTATCAATGATTAAACAATCTTCGCCAGGCTCATCACCTGTTCTGCTATAGTTGTGTCCAATACTCATCATGCTTGGCTTTATTTTGGCTTTGCCAACATCACCTGGTTTACAAGTATAAAGATCAACTCCATCAGCTTCTGATTTGAATGTATCCCCTTTCTTAGCGTTTTTCCAAAACTTGTTCCATTCAGAAGAATCGTCTCCAATACGGTCATCAATAGTTTCACCTGGAAACCAAGCAGTTCCTTCATTAAGTTCTTCTTCGGTTAGAGTGATATCTGCAATTTCATTTGTATATTCGCTCTTTTCGTTTACAAAAGATTCAAAAGTTTTAAAATGTTTCATACTTTATAGTTTATTTTATAGACTATATATCTTTAGATAGTTTAGCCTTTTTAAGTAAATTTCTTCTGCGTGATGCCTCGCGTTGTTTTTCTTTATGTGCTTCCCACTTAACAGGATCCGCCATTAGCCTTGCTTTAGAAGCGGCAGATTGTTCTCGTTGTTTTTTAAGGTACTCCGCAAGTAAAACAGGATCCGCGTAAATTTTAGCTTTAAGAGCCGCAGATTGTTCTCGTTGTTTTTGACGATGTGCCTCAAGACGAATAGGATCTGCTTTAATCTTTTCCATAAGTAAGCGTGATGCCTCACGATTCTTTTCTTTTGCTAACTCAACAGATTTTTCCAATTCATCAGAATAGTCAAGCATCTCTGGAAATTCTTTGATGTATTCTTCACGTTCAGATTTTGTCATCCTACCATATTTACTAATTTCGATTTGTAACCAATCAGATTTACGAATACTTACACCTATTGATAACTCTTGACCTACACCCCAACCAGAGTAAGATATGATTTTACCATATTCCATGATTTCATCAAGTGAAGCTCCGTTAATCTTAAAGAGTTTACATTTTGGATTTTCATCTTTACCATCACCAAAGATTAGTAAATCATCAAACCCGGAATAATCATAGTAGTTTAATATCTGAACTGCAAGAAAAATATTTGAAAGTTCTTCTTTGTTTCTTAAACCGTTATGAACTCGCGTAATAAGTTCATTCTTATATGTAAGGAATGTTTCAGGATGTTGCGATAATGTCATGATAAACGTCTCAGCATCAACATATGATATACCATCTTTAAGTAGTGGGTATACATAGGCTTTAAGATACGAAGATGATAAAGTACGGAACTCAACATCAATGTTAAACATCTTATTAAGTTTATCCAAAGCATCTAATCCATTGGAGACTTTGCCAATACCACACAAGCGACCCATTTTACCCTTTACTTCAATTCCTCTTTCAGTAGCTGGATCCCAAAGATCTCCTTTAGTTCCTTTTTGGAAAGTAGTAAAACATGAGAACATTAATTCGCTTGGACCCATATCACCAGGCTGTTCTTTAAATAATTCCTCAAAGAACTCTGGTGTAAAAAAGTTGTAATGATTGGTTAAAACTGATATGATATCTACAGGTTCGTCAGATAAAGATTCTGCTGTAATGTACGCTGGATTTTTAATCATATCCGTTAAGATGTCAAGATTTTCAGTACCGCCATTATAGAATGCTTTAATTAAGCGTCCTATGATTTTGGTACCGGTGGTTCTTGCAGACGGTGGAAGACGGTCAAATATAATGTCAAGAATTTCTGCAAAGCGGTCTTCACAAAGAACGTTCTTAATTGCATTTAGTTTCTCGATGTATCTTTCATCATCAACGTTTAAAACACCGAGTAATACTTTTTTATTGCTATTTGGTTTCTTAAGGTAAATGTTAGAGCCTTCTGCAGTAATCTCATGATATGTATTAATACTCATAGGTATATAATTTAATGGATAATAAAAGTGTCTTTAATGTCATTAAAATTGCTTATTGTTTAACTTGTAAGTACTTGTTAAACAGATTTTTGGCATGTTTCCAATCTCTTGGTTTAACATCCATAACCCAGTTAGGAATATAAACTCGGCCTTCAGATTCAGAATTAAAACGAATAATCCAACCTGTGTATTTTGAATTAGCAACCTCAGAGATATCATTTATGTTATGATCTGCCCATTGATAAACTCCTTCAACAAATCCACCGCAGATACCAGCGTATGAAGAATCCCCGATAGTAGAGAAACGATTGTAAATAGCAATGTTAAATCCAATGTTTCCGTCCTGCTCTAAGTAATCTTGCATTGATTTCATATTGTGTATAGTTTTATATTGATAGTTAAAATTAATACAAAAAACCCACAAATAAAAATTTGTGGGACTAAAGTTATTAACAATTTTCTGTTATTTAATACGGTACTCAGTAGCAATATTACGTAAATCTTTGGTGGGTAAATTTTCAATTGCTTTAAGAATAATCTTTCTTTCACCTGCAAGTTTTTGAATATCGCTTCCACTAATACCTTTAATTGTATAAGTTTCAGTAGGTTTAAACCCTAAGATATTTTGTAGTGCATCTCCAGCACCAAGTCTTCCTTTATTATCACCGTGCAATTTATCTACATTATTAATGAAAGAAGTTAATAAGTCTTTACCTGACACAGCGGTAGTCTTTTCAACCACAAAGTCATTCCCACTTTTATAACAAGCAGCAATAGAATAAGTTCCAGACGGTTCAACCTTTGGGCGAATACCTGCCGCAAGATCTATAAAGTATTGATCTTTTTCTTTATCACTTACCGGAGATAACCCTCCGCTGTATATGATACTAAAGATTTGATTAACTTTGATTCTTGAACTCCCAAGAACTTTCATAAATCCAACTTGCTTTGATGATTTCACTGAAACTTTTTCACCGTTTGGCATTGTAACATCAGAAAAGATTGTATCAGCTTCACCGTAATTATTTGAGTTGCTTCCTTTAAGTAAAATAGCAACAAGATCTTCAGTGTATTTTGAAACTTCTCGAGCATCTTTATCAAGAACATCTAATAAATGTTCAAAGAAATTTATTTCATTAAGTACCGCACCTTCATTCAAAGCATTAGCTTTATCATTTAAGATGTCACTATAATTTACTACTTTAGTGTTACCTCCTGAATTAACATATGCCTCTAAATACTGAAATGATTTAGCAGAAGTTGATTCGTTAAGTTCCATCCAACTATTATAATTCTTAAGACTCATTGTTTTACTGTTTTTTAAAATTTCATCTGCTTTACTATACGCAGATTTTTTTGTGGGTTAAAGACTAATAAAGATTCCCCATCACCCCAATCTCTAGGATCGTAGTCCCAATGAAAGAAACCATCACACTTTCCAATAAAGGGTTTAATTAACTTATTACGTTCTCTTACATCAGGCTGCGCTGTAAGATCAGCAACCAATTCTTCAAAATCTATTCCTAGCACTTCTGATAACTTTTTAGCATCATCTTGTGAAAGCATGTTACCAGATACTCTTACTTCATATGTATATGCTTCTTCAAGTCCATCATCAATAGAATTACTATGATATGCTTTAGCAAACACAGGGTTTGCGGTTACCCAAACTGGTGCAGGTTTAAAAGAAGAAATCTTAGTACCTGACGTATGATAAGCTACGTTATTAAAACTGCTTTCATATAAGAAATTTTCAAATGTACTAATATGTTTCATTACTTTTCGTTAAATCCTATGTTAGTTCATATCTTGAGTGTTACCTTGACGCATGTCTCCGTCTGGTGCGTCTGGTGTATTCATTAAACCTTCACACGTAGATTTCATTCCTTCCATGAATAAATCCATCCAAGCTTCAGCTTCTTTTAGATAACCATCAGCTTTATGTTCAGTGTTATCATCATTATGATATTCGTTACATTCAGTCATTGCCATTTCCATACATTCTTTTAGTTTATTACATAAACTTTCAGACATAGCTGGATTTGTTGATACACCCATTCCTGACGGCGTTGCTTCTGATGTTTCAGTTTCTTTAACGAAATCACTAAAACTTTTAATTACTCCCATTTTGTGTTATTTATTTTATGCGCCCATTGCGTCCTCTGAGTCATCATAGTCTGTTTCACCGGCACCGCTATCTTCTGCACTACCGTCGCCATCAACGTAAACTTTATCTCCGTCTTTAGCAGCTTGAGCTAAGGCTTGATCTTTTTCTTTATCAGTAGTTTCGTCTCCGATAAATTCTTCGTATGTTTTAATTATGTTTTTCATTATTCTTTAGGTTTTTCTTCGTTAGGAGTTTCTTCCTTAGGTTCTTCCTTTTTTTCGTCACCGCCTACAAGTTCATTAATTACTCCATAGACTGCTAATGCAAGACCACCGTATTTCATAAACTTGATAGCCATACCAAATCCTGGGATAGCAAAGCCAAGTCCTTTTTCTGCTAGACCTTGTAAATCCATAACACCTTTCTTAAAAGTAGACTCTGCAAGATATCCCGCAGCAATTCCAACAAGCCCTGCAACAACTGGGAATTTAAAAGGCCCAGGTGCACTTGCAATTTTGGTTGCAAGAATAGACATTCTTTCCAATCCTGTCTCAGCAGCAGAAGCAACTTTAGCTTCTATTTTATGAAACACTGAAAATGGAGGCATGTGTGCAAGTTTACTCATGATAGATGAAATGAATGGTATTTGTAAACCACCTTTTGCTTCCGCATGGTCACTTTCAAATAATTCGCATTCACTAAGAATATCATCTATTGAATAATTTTCTTTAAGCGTTTCAGCTACCGCATAGTAAAATGAGGATTCAAATGCTTGTATATATGATTCTTCAGTAGTTGCTGCTTTTTCTCCACCTTTTACCAATTCTCCAACGAAATCTCCAGTTGCCCATTTAGCAACCGCTCCACCCATTGCAGCAAGGTTTTTACCTTCCTCTGTAATTTTCTTGCGTTTATCAGAATCTTTAAGATATGGCTGAATTTTTGCTTTAATCTTTTCTTTAGCCTTTTCAACAGAAGCACGAGCAGTATCTTTTGCTAAGTTCCATGCTTTTAACAATACTTCTTTAACCTTACCTAAAACAGATTTAAGTGGCGCCATAAGTTTACCGCCAAACTTTAAAGCAGCTTGTGATTTTGCACCAAGTTTATCTGCATAGTCTTTTCCCTTTTCTTTTATCTTTTCTTGTGCAGCAGCGGCAAGTGCCTTAAACTTATCAGCAAAACTTTCTTCATTAATACTTAAACAGGTTTCGAATAAAGTATCTATAAGACCTTCGTTAATAAAGAACTGTAATGACTCGCTTTCTTCTAAAGAAGCACCACCTTTTTCAGCACAAGCTAAAAGAAATACTTCTTTAGATTTTGCCGTATGTCTAACGTCATAGGTTTCAATTATAAACTCTGTGTAATTCAGCATTAAGGTTTAGTATTTTCTTTATATATTCATAATAGAAATGTATAAAAAAAGGACTATCCGAAGACAGTCCTTTGTAGATATAATATGTGTATGATTAGTTCATGATAATCAAACGTGGGTAATCAATTTTTACACCAGTTGCAATATCTTCAAGATCCAATTCTTTCTTGAATAAAAGATTAGATGCTTCAATCTGCAATGCTGCTCTATGATCACCAATTAATTTGATTTCGTCTGGGTGACTAGCGATATACGTTAAAGCATTAAAGTAATCATATGCATTAATTCCTGAGTCAGCAGTACCTTTCCATTTACGAGATTTAGATGCAATATCCATACCGTACCCTTTGAAGAATGGTTTATCATCAAAGTAATCTAAAAGTAATCTATCATAAACTCCTTCTTCATTTCTGCTTGAGAAAAATTCACGGAATTGATAGAACTCTTTAATTGAGATGTTATTACCTTTTAAATGTTGAACAGCTTGTTCTAAAGTAGCAGGCATTGTTTCAGAGTGAAACTTGATGGATTTTTCAATAACTGATTGGATTTTCTTGTTATTGAAAGTGTTTTTAGAAATGTCAGCACCAAATCCAAATTGGTTAGCGGTATTTCCATTAGTACACACTAGTCTCTCAAAGAACGGAGCATAGTTAAATTGTAATCCAGTGAAAGCAAAACGATCACCCATTTTCCATAGGTCAGCGTCATTTCCAAATACATCCACAGATTCAGATTGGTTTAAAAGAATAAGTTCAACCTTATCTTTAGCAACATCAAAGTTCATAGCCTTTAATGAGTATTCCTTTTCAGATTCTTCTAAAGATTCAGTTATCCAATCAAAATATTGACGGTGCGAAGCATCATCATCATTTTTCTTTCCATCTCTGTGAGGTAATACATCAACGATTTGTTGATTTCCTTTTTCGTCTTTAACAATTGAGCCGTACATTTTTACGTTACCCTCAGCTGTTTTAAGTTTGTCAGAAACAGATCTCCAATCTTCTTCTGTCATTTTTGTTGCAAAGTCAGAAAAGTTTTTCTTAACTCTTAACATACCAAAGATTTTTGACAAAGCATTATCTCTAACCGGGATTCCGTTATGAGAGATACCATTTGCATCAATGTCTAGATCTTGGATTTTTAGTTCACTGGTAGACCTGTCCGCAAGTCTTTCCAAAAACTCAGCAGATCCTTTTTGGATTTGCTCAATTACTTCTTGGTTTGGATTCATATTGTTGATTTTAGTTTATATTCTTGTTCTTAACATTAGTTCTTATGCTTTGTAAAAAGTTAATTCATAAGAACCTGATGCCATTCTGTAAAGAATGATATGTAGATATTTCTTAGCAGGGTTTCCAGTTCTCTTAACTTTTAACTCTAGATTGTAAAAAACTTGATGACCGTAGGCTACGTGTTCAGTCCAGATATTTTCTGGGAAAACGATTTCATATCGATTTTCTCGAGCAATTTCAGCGTACACAGCCTCTAAGGCTTGGTTTTGTGTTGCGTAATAAGTTGAGACGTATGATTTCATATATAGGTTGTTTTTAATTATAGAGCAAAATTAACCAATAATTTCATACCATGCAAATTTTATTTCACAAAGTTATTAACATATTTTTGGAATATCTCTAGTGGGTTACGATGACCCATATCTTCTACGTGAATAAGATCAGGATTAGCGCCCCAAGATTTAAAGTAATCCAAAGATTTAACTGGACTTATTACAGTATCATGTGCACCTAATACAATTGTATGTTCTGCGCGTTCAACACCCATGTGGGAAACAGGATCAAAACTACGGTCAACGACAGCAGGATTAAAAAGTAGAACAGGAATACCTGTAAGTGTAGATAATCTATGAGCAAAGAAACCACCCATTGATGAACCAATTATAAGATCTATTTTGTGTTCTTTTACACCTTGCAGTACCGTACCAAATAAACCAAGATCTCTGTAGTTCATTGGAGGATCATAGACGAACTCAAATGTTTCAGACAGATATTCATTTTTAACTGTTTTATGCGGCGCCTCAAGGCCATGTAGATATGCGACTCTCATTAACTCTGGTATTTTTGTTGAACGTATTCTTCAATCTCTCTCATAGTAGGGATTGCTTCATGATTTGATTGCTGTGAAACTTTAATAGCTTCATCAGTATCATCAGTAAATAGGATTTCTTTGTAAGCTAATCCACCGTCATTTACATGCGTATTGTTTTCTGTGTTTGTGGTCCAGAAACGGAAACCTCTGTCCGGCATTCTTAAATGCTCAAGGACAACGAATTTTTTAGTTCCACTCATGATTAATAGATTTGAGCAAAAACGCTTTGGTTAACGAATTCACTATCTTCATTTAGTGCCTCAATTTGTTCGTCAGTCATTGGTTCACCATCGTAATCTGCAGACGTGATAGAGGCATCGCAAAAATCACCGTAGTCTTCCATGTCAATTCCTTCCACCATTACATTAGATATCTTTGAGTAATCAAACTCAATAGGAGTTTTCTCAGAAAAGATAAACGGTTTTAATTCAGAAGCTAAACACTGGAACCTTAATCCGCCGTGTGTATAGATAGTCTCAACGAGAGCAGTTATCCCAGATACAGATTTTTCTAAGGTTTTTACGTGAGCACCTGTAGTAATACTTTTTCCGTCGATTGTTAAAGATTGGCCGGTGTAAATAAAATGATTTGTCATATTGTATATTGTTTTTTAATTATAGTTAAATTTAACCAATCTAAAGAAGCAAAGCAAACTTTAAGTGTTAAAGTTTTGTTAAAATTTACTTATGCAATTTCGTCAAAGTAGATACAGATTGCTCGGTTATCTCCAGAAACAATGTTTGCGTAAGATCCTTCATATTCTGCAAAGGCACCTTCTCTAACAAGTTTGTGTGCTTTGTTTAATCTGCGTTGAGCTAACGAATCGTTTACATCGCTCCTTGCGTCTTTCATGAATGAAGTTGAAACATAAGTTCCTCCACATCCACATCGGCAACAATGATCTTTACCAACGTAAATTTGGGATACTTGATTAAGAGTTACATTTAAGAAATCTGATTGGTTGTTGATTTGATTTTTCATAATGATTAAGTTTTAGATAGTTTCAGCAAAAGATTTGAATGTGTTAGCAATATAATCGAATGTATCGAATGTAGTAAGATCTAAATGAAGGTCAGTAGAAATTTCGGTGTCAACCCATTCCCCAGGAAGTATCTCAAGCATTGGGGAAGATGTAGGAGAAATGATTAATGTATTACCTGAGTATACATAAGGTTGCTCAAGTTTTTTCAGAAGCTGTAAAAGAATTGCAATGTTAGCAGAATTTTCCATAATGATTAAGTTTTAGATTATTTAGAAATGTATGGTACTCCGTAGCTGATACAGATATGTTGAATATGTTCTCTGTTATAATATGAGGGTGTTCCTTTACCTTCAGGACCAGGGCACCACGCAAAAAGATTATCATCTTCTTTAACAAAGAAACCTTTTTGACCGCACCAAGTATAACAAGTATTGTTGTAAATCTCGATAGTACCAAGAAGCGCAGTGATTTCCATTAATTTAGTTGGCATTTTGTAATTGGCTGAATACATAAGTAATATGTGTTTGATTAATATTGATAGTTAAAATTAACCAAAATAAAGAAGCAAAGCAAATTCTAAATGTTAAATTTTTGTTAAACTTTACTTCTTTGGTATTTCTATTGTATCAGTAACAGAACTATCACAAATAGTATGAGTGTAAGTTCCGTTATGCCATTCATACTTACCTTTCATTATGTTGTAACCGTAGTGTGGTCCAAACCTGCTTTCGCTATGAGACTTAACACAACGCGTGTTAATCCAATAACCTTTACCGTTTTTGACAAAGTCGGGTGCTCTTTCACACCCGACTGCTAAAAGTAATATAAGTAGTACTTTTTTCATATTAGAATTTTAGATTGTAATTGTAAACATTAAGTGCATATTGGTTAACCATAGGTCTTCCAGTATTATAAGCACCAAAGACAAGTTTCCAATTTCCATACCTATCGTGTAAGTGCCTAAGTAATTTCATACTTGTCTCAACATTAAATTGTATGTTATCTTTTAAATCTGCCTTTGTGAATTTCTTTTTCGGCCACATCATTCGTGCAGTAGGTACCATAACTTGCATGGGTCCAACTGCTCCAGCAAATGAAGTTTGCTTATGGTCATAATTCCACTGAAACGGATTAACATAACGAGTTTCACAATACGCAATCCCATAAGCATATTTTCTTGGGATGTTGTATTTTTCTGCGTACTTATCTATCAGATAGTACATTTGCAGACACGGTGGGGACGTTTGGTCTATCACAGGCGCATCTGGCAATTTGAAGGTTGTTTCGTTCTTCATATAAAGCCAGAAGGCAGCCAATCCCACGATCATAAAAATGATCAGTGATTTTAACATATCCTTCATAGGCTCTATTATTTTTTCTGATAGATACGGTTTGCGTAGATGTTGAAGATAGATTGTCCTAATCCGTTTTCATACAAAGTGTATGCTCCGGTTTTTCTGTCGATAATCATAAGTTCGCCGCGTTCATTAACTGCAACGGATGTTTCGTCAGATTTGTGAGCATTTTGCATGCTCGAGATTTTAGTGTGGTTTTTGTAGTTGTTATAGATATCACCTGAGATGAAACCTATTGCTACTGCAAGAATAATAACAGTTGCTTTTCCAATTTTGTTAAGAGCTGTAAAAATAGCTTCTGTGTTAATTTTGAACTTCGACTTCGTGTTAATTGTGTTTTGCATAATTTGGGTTTTGGTTAAACTTATTTTCGTTCTTTTATGATTACTTGACCGTCTCCAGTCAAGTCAAACATTGCTCCTTTTTCTTGACGGAACGTATATGTTTCAGCAGAATCTTTTTCTGTCATTTTACGGGTCAAGTACCAGATGTCAGCTTCACCTTTCCAGGTTACGGTTACAAGTTTTTCACCAGCTGGTAATTCCACAGTTGCAGACCCACCAAAATCTTTTGCCATTTGTTGGTCAGTACAAGAAGCAAGTGTTAAAGCCAATACGGCTAGGATTAAGAATCTTTTCATATTATTTGTTTTTAGAGTTTTTGTGTTTATCTTTACGGTCGTATTTTTTCTTATTCTTTTGGACTGTTGTTTTCGAGGCTGCCCAGATCTCTTGCATTGTAAAAGTAACGGTTTTCATTTTGTGTATTTTTAATTTGATAGTTAAAATTAACCAAAATACCAATGTAAAGCAAATTTAGAATGTTAAATTTTTGTTAAACTTTACGCATCAGCTGAAACCCTGGCAAGTTGTATAGGAAACTCTACAGGTATACGTTTAGTTAATTTTTCATTAATGGCAACTAACAAGTTACCTTCGTTCTTAAAGATTTCACCTTTACGCAGTTTTCTCCTACGCATAGTTTCTTTTTTAACTGTGTGTTTAAAGTAGTCAAGAACTTTAGAAGAGTAAGACTTAATCACAATAAAGCCGTGATTACTAAATTGAACTCCGTTACCGTCTAGCAGCATGTAATATTGTTCTTTTTCTAATGATAGCATGTAACTCATATCATCAGGATCTATCTCAATGATGCAGTCTGGTGCTTTGACCATAGTTTCAACGACAGAGAACATTTTTTCTTCTAGTTCTGCCATCTTCGGTCTTTTGTCAGGATTTGTAAAAAACATAGCGATTAATTTTGATTAATTTAATTGATTAGTTAAATTTAACTATTATAGTTGATAGTAGCAAACTTTGGGGCTTAAAGTTATTAACAAATTTTAAGTGTTCTTAATTTCTTGTATTTGTCTTTCCAAGATTCGAATTTTTTCAATCTTTTCCAGCTCGGTTAATTTTTTATTTTCTATTGCTTCAAGTTCTTGTGCGTTTAACTGTTCAAAAGAATACCCTGATAATTCGTATTCATCATGGTCACGATTATAATCTACGGCAACATGGGTTGAACCTCTTTGTTCTAATTCATCAATCATTTCTTTTAGATGTGAAATAGCAATAGGTTCGTTATCAGCTCTGCCATTACCAATATGAATGATTTCTATATCATAGGGCACTTCTTCATTATATCCAATGTGGTCATAAAACTCAGTTAGCAAGTAATTGCTAATAAGATCACCTCTGTGAATTTGCTTAACGTATTTCATTTTTACTATATTAATTATATAATGTGGTGGCAATATGGTTTTTTCCACTCTAACCAAGGCTCTATTGTAGGATCCAAAGCTTTAAAGATTTTCCAATAATGAAAAAGTTTGTTTTCAGAATTTTCTTTGTATTTTTTTATTAAAGCATCTTCACTGTCCATAATACCTTTTTGATATGCAATCTTATCTCGTAGTTCTTTAGCCTGCGGAACTGTTTCTCTAAGTATGCGAGCTGGTTCATCGGTGTTTAAACCATGAACAGCCATATCTATAATAATTTCTTTTAACGACTCACCTCTTTGGATTATAGCATTAATCTCCGGTACCATTGCGTTATGTCTTTCTTTAGCACCTTCACGAGTTCTTATGAAGTTCTCGTATCGCTCTTGAAGTTCTTTATCATTAAAATCTTCCATGAATAAGTCATGTACTTTTTCAAATGCAGTTTTCTCCGGTTGCGGTTCTGCTTTCTTTCTCGTAGTCTTTGGTTTAGTTTCTCCCATGTTTAGTAATTTGCTAAATGTTTTTCTCCAGTTGTTATGTCTACCCACACTTGTGGTTTTGTGTGCTCTTCTCTAAGTTTTCCTAATCTTTTTAATTCTTTAAGACCAGCCTCATGTGCAGATTCATCAGTAGCTCCGGCATGATTTTTCATATGAAAGTTAAATGCTGATTTGTACATTACCTTTTCGACTCCTTTTAGATTTTCACAGAATGCGTTCATATAGTGTATAGTTTTATATTGATAGTTAAAATTAATACAAAAAACCCACAAATAAAAATTTGTGGGTCTAAAGTTATTAACAATTTTACCATTGTTTTCCTATATCATCTAATGTTCTAACAACCCTAACGGGTATTGGAACTTGTCTTAATTTGCTATCATCAAAATTATTTAATACTGATAGACGTTTAATACTTTCAGCATTACCAAAATGTAACTTGGAATTTACGTCAGAATTTTCATTGGTAAGATATGAATATACCTTTAAGCCTTTTATGTATTCTGCACCCATGATATAACACAAATCAGCAAAATGATTAGCTGAAAATAATGATGAAAAGTAAAAATAGTTATTATCTAATTCTTTTAAAATAGGAAAATCCCAAACACAAATATCAGTTCTTAATACAATTACCAAGTCATATTTAACATTAGTTTCTTCAACGTAAGTTTCATATAGTTTTATACATTCTTCTAACGAATATAACTGTGATAAGCAATTGTTAAAATTGCGTAAACGGTCATCTCCGCCAGGCAGCCTATCATGTAATTTTTTAAACAGATTGTCATTGCTTATTACATAAGAAGGCTCAGACAGTATTCTAATAGGTTTCCATTTTTCAACAAATGTTTTAACATCAGTTATATCAGACGGGCATTCATTCATACCGCTCCAAGTAGAAAAACCATACCCTTCATTTGTGTTTTCCCACAGGTGAGCAAAAACATCTACTTCACCTTGACTAAAAATTTTATTAGACTGTGTAGAAAAACACTTTTCATTATTTACAAACCGAGGTTGACCAAAATAAAGTACCGCAATTTTCATTACTTCTTAATGGCAATTTTATTATAGCTTGGATCTTTTACACATAAATTAACTACATATCCTTTAGACTTTAAAAATTCATCAATTCCTAGTTTATCTTGAATGTGAAAATATTCAAAACGTATACAAGAAATATCACAAGTATCATAATCTATGCTTTTAAGAATTGTGTCTTCGTAACCTTCGCAATCTAACATTAAGAAATCTACTTTAGCTAAATCATGTATTGCGGTAAATGATTTCCATGAAACTCCTGATACTAAAATGTTTCCGCCGTCTGTTATTTTTGACATTCCGCCTTGGTCAACCATCATAAAATTGCCATCTGCTTCTGTAATAGCACAGTTTGAAAATACTATGTTAGATTCCCATTTAGCATAAACATCTTTTAATTTGTCAAAATATTTAGGTAACGGTTCAATTAAGAATAATTTAAATGATTTTAATCTGTCTAATGTTTCTTTTAATCCATATTCTTCACCTTCTATACCATCATGAGATCCAATTTGAACTATTGTAGCATCTTCGGTAATAACATCTTGGTAATTAACTAATTCCATTTCTACTATACCGTAATTACTATGTATTTCTTTTTTCCACGGTTGGTATCTATCATACTGATGAACTATTACATACGGCTGTTTCTTTTCATTTACAACTTTGCCATTTTCCATAGTAGGAATAGCACAAGATAAAGCTTCGTTAAAAGTTTTAACTTTACGGATTCTTTCAAATGAATTATGTTGAGATCTTGATCCCATTGACCAATCTTGTGAACTTTCAGGAATTGCTTTAATTGTTCCTAAGTTTGCGCACCAGTTATCACTAGCAGGAACTATTTTTGTTCTTTCAGCAAATACTTCGTATATTGCGGCAGCGTAAAAGATTTGGTCAACAAAAGCACCTGGGTCAGCTGAAAAGAATGCTAATTCATAAACTGTTTGAAACAATTTAATTAACATTTCCTTTTTGCCTGCAATGATTCCAGAACATAAAGTTTCTTTGTCTGCAAGTTTTAGGAACAAGTTCTTACCTAAATGTAATTCTAAGTTATCCCCATTCCAATCTTCGTGTCTAAATGTAACACCTTCTGATGTTGCAACTAAATCATAATCTTGAATGTTATTTTTTAACCAAACACCTGGGTCTGACTGAAAGATTACATCACGTATGTCTGTTGCGATAAATGCATCAACATCACTTGTGTATTCAGATTTTAAGATTTCTGAATATTCCAAAAATCTTTGAGTAGCCATGTTGGTATCACCGTTTAATTCACTAGTAAAAGTAAAGATTCCGTTTTCTTTTAGGTAATCTAATAAAATAGAATCTTGTGGGTTGTAAACTACCACAAAAACTTTACCACCAAATTTTGTTGCTTTTAAACTTTCAACCCAAGGTTTAATCTGTTCAGGACCATATCCATAGACAGATGCGAGTATTCCTATGTTCATATTGTTTTTCGTTTTTCTTCGAAGTAATTATTTAAAGATTCTTCGTTGTATACACCTAAGTTTTTTCGTGAGAACCAAAGATTTTTCTTAATTCTTGGTATTTGATGTTTATCAAGTTCTGGGTTATTTAGCAATGAAAGATTGGCTTGTTCTGCTTCAGCATACTGGCCAGCCCAAAATGCAGCAACTGCAAATTCATCAACACTAAACGGTCCATAAATAGATTTTACTATAAATAGAACATCATTAGCAGGCCAAGGTGTAGTAGCACATATTTTTGATAATTGATACGCGTGTTGCCACATTCCTAATTTTTTAGCATGCGCTGCTAACACTGAAATTGGTTCAGATCTCCAAGGTCTCATCATCCAAGCTTTCATTGTCACTGGATATACTTCATCAAATGGTAAGTCTTTTTGTATCATGCACCAACCTATCATATACTGCGCAAACCATTGCTCTTCTTCCCATCCACCAAACTCAACACGTTTTGTGTACCATTCAATAGCTTTGTCAAGATTGCCAAAATCTCGGTAGGATTGAGCAAGATAAAACATATAACGGCCATTCTCAGGTTCGTCAATAAGTCCTTGCTCTAGTAAAGCAATATCACGAGGAAACTTATCACCTTTAGATCCGCCGTCAGATACATCATCAAAAAACAATGTATCAAGAACCGCTCTTGATTGAACACCTTCAACACAGTCATAATATTCATGTGTTACGCCAATACATCTCCAAGTCTTTTTATTATTAAGAACTCGCATGTTATGATAATATGTTCCTAAGTTATCTTGAGCAATATCATAAACATCGATGTTAATATCAAGTTTGTCTTTCTTAAATCCTTTATCAACTAATACCATGTCAGCATCAGTTAATAAAGTAAAATCACCCCATGATCTTGCGAGTGCTAATGCTTCATTACGGTTGTGGCCAAAGTTAACCCAAGGTTTTTCATGAAGTATTCCAGGTTTATCTTTTAAGATTTCTTTTATGATATCTTGTGTGCCATCAGTAGAACCTGTGTCAACAATACACCATGTATCTATAAAAGGTAGTACAGATTCCAAACATCTTTTCATGATTCGAGATTCATTCTTGACGATCATGTTAAGACATATAGTAGGAGATTTGTCTTTTTTCATATAATATATTTACAATTGATTTCTTACATTGAAAAGAGCCGGATTAAAGGCTCTTTTCTGTAGGTTTAGCTGAGCCATCGTCAGTTTTCTTTTTACGCGGTTTGTAGTATCTGCGTTTCTTTTTTACTGGAGCATCAGCAGAGTCAGTAACAACTTCTTCTTTAGCAACAGCTGGTTTTGGTTTTCTCGGTTTACGAGCTTTTTTCACTTCAGCAGGAGCTAAAGTTTCCGCTAATGCAGTAACTGGGAAGTGAACGTCTTTTAAAGGTTTTACTGTTTTAGCTTCAGTAACTTCTATTGTGTTTATTTCAACGGCAATAGTAGGGACCTCTTTTCTTCCAAAGAAGAAGTTCCAAATTCTTTTTAACATAAATGTAGTTTTGCGTGATTAAAGATCACATGGTTATAGATTATATATTCACAAGTAATACAATAGTTCTTATTTTAAGATAGAGGCAACTTCATCCTCTGAATCTTTAGAAACTTTAAATATCTTATCTCGTGTGGCTATTGCCATTGGGTCAGCGGCTTTGTTAAATTTAGAATCTCCACGTAATTCAGCCATCTTAGCAGAGTAATTTTGTGCAACGGCTCTTTTCATATCTGCTGCATTTTTAAACTGAACAGTTTTTCCATCAAGAATACCGTTTCTTTCAAGAACATCTGCAAGTGAAGAGATTCCTTTAGCAATTCCTGCTAATGTAAGATTCTTAGAATCAATACCTGCAATATCTGACTGCTGAAATTCTGGTGATGTAGTGTTATCTTTTAAAGACATGAAGAAACTGACAATGTCTGTGAAAAGCGTTTTGAAATTCATAGAGATTGCAAGTTCTTCAACATCTTTTCTCATACGAAACGGAACAAGTGCTCCTGCTTGAAGTTTTGCTCGTGCACCTCTATCTCCCATAGAAATAGAAAGTGCATCAGCAAGTGAAGAGTAAAGGTTTCCTGAGACGAATCCTTTAATATTGTGAATAGGTGTAAAACGGTCAAGCGCCCATTCTACATATTTTGCGTGTGTAGAGACAAAATCTACTTGAATGTATACATTGGGTTGTACTTCAGCAATAAGAACTGCTCCGGTACCGTCTGCACCTCGAGAATCTTTTAAATCTACACCTTTGTATTTTGTTTCATTGAAGAATTGAAACATTGCTTTATTGTAAAAACGAATAGCGTCAGTTTCAGTTTTACGAGGATCTGAAGAATCACCATAGACAGGATATTCTACAAGATAATCTATATCTCCGTATATTTTCTCCGGTTCATTCTTTAAATCTTCTTCGTAATAGATTCCTGAGCCTACAGGACGGATTCCTTTTAAAGGTAATGTATCAGGATAAGTCTTAGACATCCATTTCTCAAAGTCAGCAAATAATTGCTTAACATAATCATCAGCAACTTTTAGTATTGCTGGTGTGATTTTTATTCCTTGAGTTTTAATAGAAGACCATCCTCCTTCATTTAATATCCATTCTGTATATGATAGCATCGTAACTAGATTTTTAGTATTTATCTTGCTCCCATATTAGTTTTCCTTGCGGAATCTTCATTATGTGCATCAGTAGCAGTAAAGGTTTTCTTTGCCATAATATCATGTAATTCAGACATGCTATACGGACGGAATTGCGGGTGTGTATCAAGTCCAACATCAAGAGATCTACCGTTAGGACAGTAGCCTTCAACATCTTCATTATTAGCAAGAGCCCATAGAACATCCATTTCTTTTTCTTCAAGTAAACGTTTAAGTAAACTTGCAGGAATTTGGTGTTGAAGTTTACCGTGACAGTGTCCGTGTAACATCCAACTTCCGTGGTGCCATTTATTCCAAGTTCTTAGCGGATAATGACAAAGAATAATCTTTTGTCCGTTAATGTTAATCTCACGATAGAAATCAACAGTAGTGAATAATTCTTGTAGTTCTTTTAATGTATGAATATCCACATCATGATTACCCAAGATTAAATGAACAGTCTTACATTTTATTCTAGCTCTAAATTCTTTTACTTTGTCAGGACCTTGAAAAGCAACATCACCTAAATGAAACAGTGTATCGTCAGTTTTGACAACTTTGTTTATGTTAGCAATAATTGCCTCGTCCATTTCTTCTTTTGTTGCGAAATCACGACATCCGCTTTTGTCTTCCCAACGGGTAACACCACTTACAATATTCTTGTGGTTATAATGGGAATCTGATGTAAAGTATATCATAGTTAATTATTTTGGTACGGCTAGTTCATCAATCCAGCCTTGTGATAAATCATGGTTTAGCCAAGTACATAAATGTGTATCAACAATCATTGAAGAATTTGTCCATACATTACCTACACGTCTTTTGATGATAACGTGAATAAGTTCGTGGTCTTTAGGATCTTGTATGTATTCACGTATAAGTGGACTTCTTGGTCTAGTCATACGGTGTAGAACTTTTGCATCTTCAAGATACATTTTTTCTTCTTCTTCATCATATTTATTCCAGCTCATTGACTTGTCTTAAGAATTTTTTGTATTGTGTTAATAATGACTCAATGTTTTTACCACCTACAGGATTTGCGCTATGAATATAAAAATCGGGTAACGGCATTCCTTTGGTCTCACAAAAATCAACTAACCAATTTGCGCAGTCTTTTCCTGTCTTTTCAGTAAAAGTAGCATCGTCTGGATTAGGTGGGTTTTCTCGCCCACCATTATCAAAAAAGTATTTTGTATGTTCTGGGCCAAGATCATGGTCAAAAGATATAATACTTGGTGCTTCTTTTGTAGTTTCCCAACTATTTTTAATTTGACTTGTAAATTCATCGTAACTTCTAACTATAATCCAAGTCGGATCATTGTATAGTTCAGCCAAGTAAGGAAATTTCTTTGCACTTACATGTGGCATTCGGATATCGTCAAGGTATAATTTGTAACTCATGATTAAAAGTATTTTTCTTCAATTATATCAGCAACTATGGTAATGATGTCTTCAACACTTTGTGCAGCGGGTGAAAATCTATTTCTAGGAGAATCACCCATTCTTGTTAAGTATTCTACTAACACAGCTTCTCTATTAATAGGTTTCTTTATATTTTCAGGGTCATCGAGAAAATCTTGCAGTCTAGTAAATTCTTCATGTCCTATCATCATAGAGACAAAGCCTGATTTTCTAGCCTCTACGTCAAAAGCAACATCAGATTTGTTTAACCTAAGTAATTTTGAATGAGGACCAAATTGATGTCTAAACCAAGAAGAAAGGCTTTCCACCTTTTCACCTCTTACATAGATTAAGTATTGTGTCATAGTTTTATTATTTGTATAAATTTAATCTAAATAATCTGAATAAGCAATAGTTTTACCTTAAAGTTTTTAACAACTTATTTAGCAGTTTCAAATTCTGACATATAAGAAACTACGTGTTTTGTGTTTCCTAATTTACTAATAACAGATTCTATCATATGCTTATATTCAGTAGGAACTTCATACTCAGCAATTAAAGATGATTTGCGGTACACCGGAACTATTGTTGCCGTGTTTTCCATTGATGAAATTTCAGTAACTTTAAATACTGATAAAGCAACTCCGTGTTTATCTTCAAATGCTTTTGCTATGTAGTCATTTTGTTGAATAGGCACTAAGGCTTGCTTTTCTTTATCAGCGTTTAAAAATACAGCTGCTTTTGATTTTCCATTTTTATCAAGAATTGCAGTAGCTCTTCTTAAGTCAGCAAATTTCATTGTGCTTTCCCAAAGACATGGTACACCAGTTCTTGTTCTTGCTATTTTAATTCTCTTGTCGATAATTTCTTCCATGATTGATTGTGTTTATTGAATGTAAAAATAATTGTTTAGAACAGCTTTAGATTGTTCTTGTGTTATAGGTTTGTTTTGAATTAGTTCTTCAACTTCATTTAAGAACTTAATACCTGCTACAGTTAATACCATAATGTTATCTTTCATAACAAATAACGGAGTTTTAAGTAAAAAGAAGTTTGGATTTTTAATTGGTTCTTTTATGATTTCTTGAGCAAGCTCAAAGTGTCTTTCATAAAAGTGAATGTTATCTGCACAATGATAATAAGTACCTAATGTTAAGTCAGGATACGATTCTAATAACCACTGATGCATTGTTTGTTGCACAAACGCAAAGAATGGTGCATCAAAAGTTAATCCGTAAAAGATATCATTTGAGCGCATCTGAACTTTCATATTTAACTTATTGTTTCTTACCCAAAAGTTAAGATAAATTGTGCAAACAAAATCTTTATTACCAGGATATTGCACGCCTGGGTTACTGATAAAAGCAATTCCTTGTCTTGTGTTAATGTCTTTCTTTAATGAGTCAAGTGCCCATTGAATTTGTTTTCCAAAAAGTAAATGCCCGTAGTTTGAATGTATGTTGCCTTCTTCATCAGCAATGTTTTTCCAAAAAGATGAAAAGTTATTAATGTAATCAACATTTCTATCTTGTTTTAAATACCAAGCCATCTCACCCATGAAATACTTCCAGTTAAAAGGACGAGCATCAAAATCAGCTAAAGGCATGGTTGGGTTAATCGTTAACCTTTCCATTTCTAATTCTTTAACTTTTAATCCTCTAGGCTGTGATAAGAAACCTTGATTTTCTATCTTGTTAATTAGTTTGTGAAATTCTGAATTTAAAGAATGCTGCATGTTTAGTCGTTAATAAATGTAAATACTGAGTTAAGGATATCTTGTTGACTTTTATATTCTCCGTTTTCATTTACTTTTACAAAAAGTTTTTTACGGATAGTAGATCGGTTACAAGCACTATTGAATTTTGATAGTTCAGTCTGTTTATCTTTAAGATTTGCTGAATATGATTTGCCATCATCTTGTTTTACAACAAACTCTGGATCTGCGTGTAAATAAACCAAGTAAATGTTATCAGCTTGATCAAAACAGTATTTTCTTTCAAGATCCATTACCCACGTTTCAGGCTGGCTATCTCTGTAAATAGTTCCGTAAACCAATTCTCCAATGTGAGAACGATTCCAAATTATGATGGAGTTTTTATCAACTTCATTACTTGCAGTTTGTAAGATGTTGTGCAACTTAAATTCCCAGTTAAAAGAATCTTTTTGATACGCTGTTTTATCTTCATTGGTTTCACCTAAAGGATAGCCCCAATGACGTTTGATGACATGCTTATATTCGCGAGCTATAGATTCTATAAGAGTATCTTTGCCACAACGATCTGTGCCTTCTATGATTAATAGTTTCATATAATAAGTTAGTTAAATTTTATATACATCCAAGAACTATTAATTCTCGGTTTCTGGTGATAATGTTAACAGATCCCACACAAAAGATTCTTTACGAGCTATGATCCAGCTTGGTGATTTTCTTGGTCTTTCTCCTGTGATTGCTACTAAATGCCAATCTAGGTTATCTTGTAAAAATTGTGTTACTGATTTGATTACCTCAATCCAAGCGTATGAATCTGTGTAATCATGGCCATACATAAATCCACCTTTAGCAACTTTAGTTTTCCAAGCTTCCATATCTCTCAAGCAACCTTCATATGAATGGTCGCCATCAATATAAACTACGTCGTAGTGTTCATCAGCAACAGTCTGAGCATGAACATCACCAAATTCTCTGACAATTTCTACTTCAGGATTATCGGCAAACGCTTTAATTACTTTATTCCAAATACGGATATGACCGCGGTTTGATAAATTACATGCATCAAGTGTGCTGTAAACTCCATCGTCTTCAATATGACGCCAGATATCAATTAATGTTAATTGTGATGGGTTAGATTTTATTAGTTCTTTTGAATGAACTCCTTTAAACACACCAATCTCTGCTACTTTAAGTCCTTTAGGCCAGAGCGTAATAAATTCTTCTCGTGTAATGTTTAATTTTCTCATGTTAAATTTTGTATTTGTATTCTTCAAGACCTTTAAGTAATTTCTTTTTGTAACCTGTTCCTAATACTTCAACAATATGTCTGCCTCGGTCAGCAGCAGCAATCTTAGAGTATTCCTTTTTAGAACCATATTCTGCTTTTGCATTTTCAGCAATATGATGTTTAAATTCTACGTCATCAATAACAAGTAAATCCCAGCCTAATTCTCTTAATTGAAATGATGAGATTACATCAACGCCCCAACCCATTTTAATACCTGGATATAAGAAATATCCTTTAGAATTAAAAAGTGATAGCAGTGCTTCTTTACGGTATAAAGGTGAAGTTTGTTCCATGAAAGGCACAGGACGAATTCCCTTTTCCTGACATCTTAATGGTTGATGATGAGAATTATAAGAAGCAACCACACAAGCTGCTTTAGGTTCACTCCATAGCACTTCTCTCATTCTCTCAACAGTCGAAGTCTCAATTGTGATATCGTTATTTGTCATCCAAATAAACTTTTTGTCTGAATGTTCAAAATCTTCAAAGATAAGATTCCAATTACCAGTGAAACCTTCATTAGGAATTTTTACAATCTTACCAGGACCTCTATAAATGTTTTTTACAGAGGCATCATATATTATCAAATCAGGAAACTGTTCTACAAGTAGAGGCAAGTACTCGTGATTCTCGTATGCAATAGTGGCTAAAAAACAATCTCCAAGCATTAGAATAATTTTTTTGAGGTCATAGTTTTAGCAGCATAGTCAATTCTTTGGTTAATGTTATTCTGTTTTACAAAATCACCACCAAATTCTGTTATCTCTCCTTTAATGAATCTTACGATTTCATTTGTCCAATCGGTTGCAGTTGTTACAGGAACATTCTGACAGATATGATTAAAAGAACCACCTACCAATTCAAAATCATGAGGAAGACCCATTAACCACATTGCTTCACGAATTGTAATACCTCTTTCATGCCCAGGTCGTATAATTGCTGAGTTCTTTGCAATGATAGCATTGGTTGCTTCATTAAAGATAAGTGGAGTTCCGTCCCACCAACCTTTATTATCTGCGAGTTTCTTTTGCGTGTGTGCAATAAACTTTTTCATTTGTAGATTTTCATTAGCTTCTGCCCAATCAAGTGCTTCCTGAACTAAACCTTCACCAGAAACAAAGTGGAACATAGTTTTATAATGACTCTCTAGTAATTTTTGCGTATCCCATCCTTGAGTTTTTGCAAACAAGAACCATCCATTTTCAGAAATATCACCAAGTCCAAACGGTCTGTCCATTTCTGTAACACCTTCAGGAATCATATCAAGGTAATCTTTTAACATTGGAGCCTCACGTTTTGTGTAACCTAAGATTGGTGCTTCACTGTCTTTCCAGAAAAAGTAAAACGATCTCATTCTGTGTTGAGGAATACCATGTAAGAATGTATCAGTTTTAACAAGTGAGAAAGAATAACCAAATTCTTTACCAATTACTTTTAAATTCTCAACAACCTTTTCACCCATAGCACTGTATAGTCCTGGCGCGTTTTCGCCCCAGAATACTTTTGGTTTAACAGTACCAAGAACAAGACGAGCACTTTTGTACATCCAGTCATTTTGAGCGGCGTCTCCACCTCTTGCTTTTGCTGAACCTGTTGTACTTGAGTTAAGCATTGATAAACCTGCACAAGGACAAACGGCAGATACAAAATCTACATCATCAAAAAGTGCACTTTCATAATCTCCTAACTCATTAGTTTCTTCATCTGCTAGCAAATATGGCACGTCTTTAAATCTGTTCACACAGTGGGCATCGTTACCAGCAAACGCAGGAAAAGACACAATGAAACTTGGATCTTCCCCAGTAGAATTTTTATTGGCAACGGCCATTCCACCAATTAATGGAACTGCGACACCGTACTTTATTTTTCCGTCTTTTGTCATAATTAATTTTTATAAGTATTGTTTTATTGATTTGGCTCTTTTCTCAAAAGATTCCCATTTTTTCGGATTCTTTAATCCTTGATGTTTGCAGTCAGATAGCATAGAGCTCCAAGTTCTTTTCCAACCTGCGATATCTGATGTGCTTGTAATAGTTGTTATAATTGAAGGAACCGCTTGAAAAGTTTTATTTAGCGGTTGTAATCTTTCTGCAAGGAATACATCAACACTCATACGACATTTACCGTCATCTTGAGTATCAATGATTTCTATTACTTTTTCCATACCTCTTTTAGAAAATAGAAGTGCATGCGTAAGTAATGTAAATTGTGATAATGCTAAATTTTCTGTTAAAGAAACATTTGGATATTTGTCAGCACATCCTAAATAGATAAGATCATAATTCTTTAAGTAATATTCATTTGTGTTAAACATATTATCCACTTGTTCATATAAGTCAAGAGGAAGATCAGCGTCGTCTTCAAGAACAAGTATGTTATCATATCCTTTAGATAGTGCATCACGATAAATTCCATAATGTGATAAAGCGCAAGCAACACATGAAGTCTTTTTCACTCGGATTCCAACTCGGTCCTTTTCTAAATTAACATCAGTTGCTTTAACAGCATTCCAGCGTTCTATAGGTAATCCTATGACCGCTGCTTTTGCCTGTATGCTTTCCCAGCGGTCTTGTCTAAAATCAAGATTGATTACGTAGACCGCATCCCAAAATTTTGAATAATCTTTCATACTAAAATAATGCTGCAGAATTAATCACCGGTGCTTTAGTTGGTTTATTATAATCTGACATTTGTGGTGTACGAAGTAATTCATCAGAATAGCCTTTACCTACAACGACAGGAACACCTGCACGCTCTAAGAAAGGATTAACCACATCAGCAATAAACGAACCTTGACGAACACCCCGTAAGAACATTAATTGTAATTGTTTAACCAAAGCAATTCGTTTCTCTGGATTTGCTTCAAGATCTTCAATCTTATCAAACATTTCTTTAGGAGTTTTTACTCTAAGATAATGATCTTTAGGAATAGTTGAAAATTGTGTATCGTAATCAGGGTGATAAAAAGGAAGTACACCTACGCGAAGCATTTCTGCATATTTACTTGTAACCCAGTCAGGACGAATAGGTATGATAAGTGTGTATCGAGTTCTTTTAAAGATTTCATCAATTTCCTCGGGAGCCTTATAACCTTTAAACTGTGGGTATTGTTTAATGAAGCGCTCGTCCCATTTACCAAAGATTTCACAATCTTTAGAATTAGGTTGAGTTAAGATCCATTTCTTTAATGCTTCTAAACGATAATCTACAGTTGTAGTTTTACCATAAGCAGATTGCATTGCAACGATTGAGAATTTAACATCACGCTCAGTATCAGGTGGTACAACAGTTTCACCAATAAGATTCATTTTCTCAATACCGGAGTATGTAAGAATAAGTTTCTCAGTGATTTCGTTTCCACTTGTTAAATCAGGGTAAGTGTCAAAGTGAGTAAAGTTAATGTCAGAATTGTATTGTGCAATACATTCTCTAGGACCGTTAACCATATCACGCCATTTTTGGTTTTTCTTGATGTAACGAGGATCCGTCATAATCATAAACCAAGGGATGTTTGACATATTTAAGTAGTGTACAAGTGGAGCTCCATAAATAAGAGTCATATCCAATGCACCTGTCATTCTTGAAGGATCTTTAATACTTGGCACTATTCCAGGAATATTTACCATAGTTAATCCTTGTGAAGCAAATCCAAACCCAAAGTCAGGTTGTGGAAGATCTTTTACTTTGTTCCAAAGATCCATGTATTTTTCTTGTTCTTCTTTTGTATGAGGAATAAGATTTCCATCAGGACCTTGACGTCTACCAGGTGGTAGTTCAACGGCAAATTCTGAATGAATATCACGCAGAACACCTCTTGGGTCAATTTCTGCCTTTTCTTCAAAAGATAAACGTTTCCAATCACTACGCTGAACTAACCAAACTGAACTAATGGATTCGTTACGAACAAGCGCCCAGATTAATTTAAAATACTCAGATGATCCATCAGATCTTTTAAGTTTTTCCTTACTGAACTTCATTGAAGATCCAATAGGATAAACTGCAACTGTTAAATTTTCTGTTTTCATTAATTATATGTATTGAGATAAGATGGTTTTCCATTCCTTGTTGAATGTTTTAACCTTAAATTTATATTCAAGTTTACTTAATAGTTCTTGTCTGTGTGCAGGATTTGCATTAAAATATGCAACTTTTTTCTCAATATCCGCAGCATCTTGAACAACCAAGTGCTCTTGTATGTCTAGTGGAATTTGTAATCCAAGCGGATCATATTGAGGATCTATGAAAGGAAGTATTCCTAATCTTGCATATAGTATAGGTCTGAAGTTTAAAGAATCATAATAAGATACACAACGTAATAACATTCCGTACTTGTAGTGCTTAACAGTATCTTCATATTCAGCAGGAACAATATGATTAGCATACATAGGATGAGCTAAAACATTTGCATGCAGTTCAGCAAACTTATCTGTAAGTTTATTTACAAATCTGTCATTGTTATCTTTAGAGTAAACAATACCGTTTGCTCTTTGTGGAATAAACAGATCCGAGTTAGGAAGTCTTAAATCTTTTAAGTATCTTTCATATAGCTCAACTCGGCCACCTTTTTCTTGAAAGATAGTTCCAGCAAAAAAGAAATCTTTATCTTGTTTCACTGGTTCATCAAAAGAAAGAAGATCTTTTACTTTTTTGCGGCTGTCCCATACTATATGTTGAAGTTCGCCAATTGGAAATTCATGGAAATCACGAGTACCTCGATTATCATCAGCAAAGTAAAGTGCTTTAAACGGAATACCCCAAAGCTCAAAGATAGGATAGTAAAAAGCAGGATCATTAATAAATCCATAAGCACACTCAAAATTACTTGCTTGTTTAACACTCCAGTCAATTAATGACATACTGATGTTTTTGTTGTGACTACCAAAAGCTAAGACCGAAGCACGAGAATAATACTTTTCAGCAGTCTTTTTATTATAGTCAGTAATTGTAGCAAGTTCATGAAGATCTGCGTTTACCGTATCATGAAATTCATTTTTTCTTTCACAAAGAAGTTCACTAGATTTCTTAGGAACGTATGAAGTTTGTGGTAAGATAAAATCAATAGGATCTATCATAAAGATTTTGGTAAGATCTTGAAAGAATTCTTTACCAAATGATAGTTCAAGTTCAGCTGTGACAATGTCTCGGTTGTATTCCCAGTTTGTGTCATCGCCTTCCATTTCATCAGCGCGTTTCATTGAGAACTCTTTCAGCTTTAAAAGATGTGCAATTGAGAAACCCCAAACTTGTCCGTACTTTTTAAAGTGTGTAGTGTCACTGTTAGAACCCGTGATTATGATTGGATCGTAGTGTTCGCTTAGGTATTCTAAAACAGGAATACCGAATCCCATAATGTATTCCATTTTCTCGAAGTCACGAGGAAAGAATAACATTGCTTTAGGTTTTCCTGTTAAAGGACGATCATGCGTTTTTATAAATAGCGCCATTTGTTTTGTATAGATTATTTATCTCCGTCTTTTATAGCCTCGATTAGTTCAATACCTCTTAACCAAAATGCTTCTTGTCGATTTTTATCATCAGTATGAAAAGGAATTGCTGTGATTAATAAAACAATTGCCAATCGTTTAAGTAAGTTTACATCGTAAAAGTTTTCTACAAGTTGCTCTTCAAGCATAGCTGATAAGTTTTCCGTTCCAGGAACCCAGTCAATAGAACAAGTTTCTCCAAATAAGATATAACGATCTGCCATAATCATACTGTACCCGCAGTAAAAATCTTGCATTAATTTTGCCATATCATATCGCATGTCGCCTTCAGTACCTTTAAGATTACCAAATGAACCTCGAGGATCAACAAATTTAATAGAACCTGAGTGTGGATCATAAATAAGATTTCCTAAATGAGAATCACCATGCATGATTTGTGACCAGTATGGATGAGGATCTGAACATAACATGTAGCCAGTTTGCTCAACGAAATCTCTAACCATCTGAAACTTATCTTGAGAAGTAATAATAGTATCCTTCATGCCGTCAAGACGGTTTACATTTTTTAGAACATAAGCACGGAAGCATTCTTCTTTCATGCGATCTTCTGATATTTTAGAAGGTCTTTTAAAGACACCATGATGAATGTTTACAATCTTACGTATAATATCATGCCAAATATCTGTTCTTAAATTATCATACACAATAATTTCGTTTAAAGCAATACCCGGTTCCAATGACATTGATAACTCACCAACCTCAGACGGAAGTATTCTTGGAATGAATTGTGATGCCCAAGGATCTAGAGCTAAGAACCATTCTTTTTCATCTTGTATCTTTCTTTGCTTTTCCGGAGAATCACTAGATTTAGAAATGATATTATAGAATGTATCTACCTTGATCTTGTTAAATGATCTGGCAGTTCTTTGAAGCAATTTTGCTTTAGATTCGTAATAAGTATTAAGTTCGCCACAATCATACCATTCATTAGTACCTACAAGTTGCATTTTATAGCTTAAGATATAGTTTTCTAATAGAGCAGCAATTTGGTACTCACCTTTATGTGTTGGTTTTTTCATGCCTACTTTCATAGAAGTATCAAATGCTTTACGATTAGCAAAGTTATACACACCAATTAATGCTAAATCTGTAGGAACTGCAGTATCAGGTTTATCATACAGTTTACCGTCTTGGTCTACAAGACACCAACGATGAGGATCTTCAACAGATTGAACTGCTAAGAAATCTTTATGAAAGGGAAATTCATCAAGACAGATAGTATCACCTAACCAAACTGTTACACCAGATTCTTTATTCTCCAAGGCATTATGACCTAAAGATATTGCATGCAGCGGTCCAAGTTTTTCCTCTTGAACAACAGTTTTAATATTGGAAGTATTATAGACTCGGTTAACAAATTCTTTAATATCGCCAAGTTCATTCTCAACGATTACGATTTCTCTAGTTGGATAATCTTTAAGTAGGGTTTCAATGATATATGAAATTAACGGACGACCGTTAACTGGGATCATTGCTTTACTTACACCTCGTGAAAGAGGTTTCATTCTACTGGCTAAACCAGCGGCTGGAATAATTACTGATGTCATAGTTTATTTTCGACTAGGATGATTGGTTCAAAAAATTCTGGAGCACTTGTAGCAAATGCATGTAAAGATAAATTACGATTATCTACGTAAACAGGATTAGGACCCCAAGGTTTACCAAAGATAATAGAATCGTAAGGACAGTCATTGACTTTAAGCCAATTAAGTAAACGATCTTCATGTTCTTTCTTAATCTTTTTAACATCTCCGGCAAATGTTTTCATACCGCGAGCTGTAAACAATATGATGCTATGACCATCCTTTTTAAGACTACGAATCCTCTCAATGGTTAGTGGAATAGGCTGAGAATTATCATAATCATACTTTCCATCTTCTTTGAGAGGCGTGGTTAAAATGGTATCGTCAACATCAATAATAAATGTATGTATCATAAATAAGTTTTATTGAAATTATATACTTTAAATAGTTAATAGTTTTCTGGGCAAAACAATGGAGGACCTATAAAGACCTCCAATGTGTGAAAAAAAAATTATTGATATTATCTATATCAACATTATATTACTTCTTGTACTTACCTTCTTTATGGGAATAGCAGTATGCTTTACCTTTTGCTCTGGATATAAATTCGCAATCATCGTTTAGACCTGAATTTGACTTTGGTGTTTTCCAATCTTTACCATAAAGATATTCTAAATAGACTTCAGGATCTCCAGGAATTGGAAAATCATACCCATCATGTTTTAAAGTTCCAAGTTTATCAAAATGCTTTGCATCAGTTAATTGAACTTCCCATCCTGGATATCTTGTAATACGTTTCCCATCACCGTATGGATAATAGAAAAAGAAATCTCCAGGAACGCCAATTTTCTTTTTAGACATTGCGGTAACCTGAATTTCTTTACCATCTTTACCTTTAAGCGCAAGACCTACGTAAGGAATCTGGTGATAATCATCAGCATTTTCATCACTTACAAATAACTTATTAATTAAAGCACTCATTTTTGTTGGACGTTGTAAAACAAATTCTTTCTCTACATCTTCAAGAAATTCTTTTGTTACTGTTTCACCAAAGATAGCAACATCAGTATCGTTATCGTGCTTGATAAGTTTTTTGTCTCGGTATAAACCTAATAGTGAACCATAATCTATAAAGCACTTAACTTTATGTTTTTTACACAAGTCAATTTGTTTCTTTAAAGATTCGATTTTTAATTTGTTGTACTCTTCTTGTACTTCGTCAGATAGTCTTTTATCTACTCTATTGGTTCCTTCAAATACTTCGTTCTCTGTTAAGAACTCTTGAAAGCTAAACACAAAATTTGGCATGATCTATACATTTTTTAAGAAACACCTGAACTTCTACAGGTTTGTATTCCCAATCCACAATACAGTAAGTAAAGTTACGATTAAAATCAAAGAAACCTTTGTACCTGCGTACAAGACTGTCTTTCATATTCTGGGGGTACTTATGGAAGTGTCCAAAGATGTTATATTTACAATTATATATCTCTGCATCTACTGGGTAGTGAGAATAAACTACATCATTCTCTGTGTCAACATATGTTGAATAGACTTCATCAAATGCTTCAAGATACTTTTCATCTTTAGCACCGTCATGATTTCCTCGGACAAGGATTTTCTTTCCAGGCATTGAAGCAATTTGTTCAGATACCTTATTCCAAGAACCCGAGCAAACATCACCGCCATGAATGATAGTATCATCTGGACCAACGATAGTAGACCAATAGTTAAAAATAGTTTGTGTGTAGTTGGGATTGCTGTAAACATTCCCATTAAAGTGTGTATCAGTAATGATATACGTTTTGCTCATGTATCGTTAGTTTATTAAACTTATATACATGAGCAACCCGAAAGTTCTTATACTACTACATCAAGTGCATAGCAATCACCAGAATCACCACCGTGCTCTAAGCAGTCAATGTAAACTACGTTTTCACATTCCCAAATAGCCGCTTGTGGTGTATGACCTACAATTTGCTTGATACCGCCCATAGCATTTTTATTTAAAACATGAGGTCTAACCCAAAGAGGCCCTGCCCACATTTGAAACCCGCCAGAGATATGATCTACGTTATAAATGCTTTCGAGTTTCATATCCCATCCAAGATTAAGTAAGTCCGCAAAGTTTGCACCCATGTTATCTCTAGCAACGTCAATGAATCTATTCTTTGGATCATACATCTCTTTTTCAAATTCTTTCCACCAACCAACAGTTACACCTGCATGTGTCCAAAGAACATTACCAATCTGATGAGCAAGTTTAAAAAGATTAGCGTTTTTAGTAAAGATGTCAGCTAAATCCCATTTCATAGTAGATCTAAACCCAGAACATTCTTGATTAGGCACAATGTAAGATATGTCATGATTTCCTAAAAGAAGAACTACTTTGTCAGGACAAGTCTTCTTAAAGAAAATGATATCCTCAAGATTCTTTTTAATCTCCAAGTTAGAGACAGTAAAAGAATCTACATAATCACCAACGAATATGATCTTGTCATACATTGTATAGTTATGCCAGTCAGGTTGGTCAAAGTCAGCATATCCATCTGGCCCGCCGCTAGCTTCTACGTGAGTTCTCCAGGTTTCAAAATCTACAGGAGATCCGTGTGTAAAGTACATCCAATCGTTTCTACCGTGGATATCACCAATGCTGTATGTTTTTATTGTTTTCATAGTATATAAAATTAAACAAAAAAACCTACAAATAAAAATTTGCAGGTCTTAAGTTATTAACAATTTAAGAGAGAGGCCGGACTTGCATCGGCGGCACGATCGGGTTTGTTGCGTATAGACTAATCTCGAGAACTTATCTAATGTTGCACTACTAGGATTTGCTCTACTACCTGAGCTACTCTCTCTTAAATTATATATCCAAGAAATTACTTACCTTGTAGTATTTCAATTTCTTTCTTAATTCTTTTGATGTCATGTTCGGTTAAGGGAACTTTCACATCAGTGGTTTTCTTTTCAGTTTTTACACCGCTTTTGAGTTGCTTCTCTAAGACTTCTAAAACCCTTGCCTGTCTCGATCTTTTAGCTGCTGTCGCCATTTTTAATAATTTAAGTTAGTAGCGGGGGCAGGACTCGAACCTGCGACCTTTGGGTTATGAGCCCACTGAGCTACCAACTGCTCTACCCCGCAATATATTTTATAGAAGATTCAATTTAAAATCTGGACCTGCGAAAACAAATTCGCTTATTCCATCATATACTTTAAATGCTGGATATCCTTTAATTTTGCCTTTAGTTACAAAACAATCATTTAATCCAATTAATCCGTAAATGTCTGAACCTTTTATAGTTTCTGTCTCAGTTTCAGATATGAATTCACCTTCATTGATGTCATCTTCCATTATACCAATAAAAAATACTTCAGATGCATTTTTTGCACCAATATGTTCAAGCTCTTCAGCAAAAACTATTTCTTCATTTTCTACTACATCAAATTCTTCAGCAATATCAGCAAGTGTAAGTATAACTCTTTCTTCTTGTATCATGGTATGTATATGTTAAAAAAGAAATTCCCAATAGTCTCATATCCCTTTACTCTTGACTATTTCCAGCATCATGTTGCTGTGATGAGTAAACACAAATTTAAACAGGGAAAGGACTGGCAGTATTGCAAGAACTTGCACATTAGCGATTTCCGATATGTTTATTTAAGTTTAACGATTAAGTCCGTCAGGGTTTAGCAACGGAGTAACCTCTCAAAAGAATTTCTGTGGTATTATTTTTATTTGATAGTTATATTCAATACAAATTAAATAGTTTTCAATCTAATAGAATATCCTTTACTTTTAGTATCTGGACCGTGATAAACAGCAGTACTATTATAATTTAAGTTCATAACCATTGCTATGGTTTCAGAAACTTCAGTAGTTGTCCAAAAACTTCCTCGAGATTTCAGATTCCCAGCAACTCCGCCATCTGACATATATCCGCTAGGTATACCGGAGAATCCAACTTCATCAGTTGCTCCTGAATTTGGAGGTAACCATAATCCAGTATCGTCAGAAGTTCCTGTTGTTTTTAATTTACCACCAGCAATTTCATTACCTCCTAAACAATTCTCTAAGATAGTCCAATCCTCTTCTGACGGAACAGCATACCCAGCAGGCCCAATTCCTCTTATTAATGATTCTTCAACAACATAGTAATTATAAAGTTTTCCGTAAGTTGGACCTGTATTAGAATCGAAATTATAGTAACACCATACTGGAATAAGGCTGTTATTAGCGTCTGTCCATTCTAAAGCATCTAATGCTTGTAATATTGGATAGCCGTCTCTAAAAGCAATTACATCTAGATTTGTAGTCATCCAGCCATCAATACAAGAAGGTACTGGTGGTTCAGTATCACTAATACCGCCGCCGCCAAAAGCAGTTGCAGGAGCACTCATGTTATTAAACATTTCTTGCTCATTAAAAACTCGCCATTTTCTGTCAAGTTCTTGTTGAGGTATTTGCTGGAATTTATGTTTGTTAAAGAATTGATTCTTATTCATCTTTTACATTATATTTTTGGTATATATTCTTAGACTTTTAAGATAAAAAATTAAGGGAGCCAACCCAGTTTTTTACATTTTAGTTCCGCAAGATGGACAGAATTTCCATGATGCTTTTTTCGCTCTTGTTCCGCAGTTAGTGCAGTAGTTACGAAGTTCACTTACTTCAACAGGTTTAGCTGAAATAGGCATGATTTTCATTTTCTTAGTCTCAAACACCCAAGAATTAAATGAATCATTTGATGTTCCAAATTTTTGTCCTGTTTTCTTACCGCCATCAATTCTTCCAGTTTCTACAGGTTCTGATAATGTGTTTGAAGCATTAAAAGAAAAACTATCCTGTGTTACACTTGAAATCCCTGCTGTGTTAGAGATATTTGATGAACAATAAAAAGTGTTGTTAAGGTCAGTTGTAGTTTTACCGTTAAAGTAAGTGTAAGTTTGTCCTGTGTTCCAATTACCTAAACTCAAATTGCTTGGTATGTATTGAGCATAGTACTCTACTTCAACATCACCATTGTAAGCAATTGCCGCTTTAGATTCAGGAGTGCCATCAACATCATAAGTTGAGAAGATAAAACTTTCATCTTTGTCAATGAATCTTTCCAAGAATACTCGTTGGCCTGGGTTAAGGACTAACCCACTTGTAGAAATGTAATAGCCATTAAGTTTAATTTTTGCTAATACTTTGTAAGTGTGAGGGTTGTGTAATTCAATTTCGAACTTTTGTCCGTCTCTTAAATACACATTAGAACCGTATTCTTTCACACGGTTTCTGTTGGTTGTGATGCTAAGACCACATGTGCCACTAGTGGCAGTAGTTGTTATTGTCATAATAGTTGTCTGGTTGTTTTTGATTACTCTTACTTCTTTATATCCACGTATGAATATTCCAAGGCTGTGACACCCGAAGCAAGCCTAAGTTTGGCTCCCCAGAATTTAATTATATATACATGCTTAAGAATAAAGTTTCATGGTAAGCTAAAAAAAGAGCCCGAAGGCTCTTTTTTTAATCATTTGTATCTGTAATGTCTTCCCAATTAGCTTCTTGCACTGTTTCACAAAACAAAAAGTGGGATTGATTCTTAAGAACCTTATCAGATCCTAAGTAATCTTTGAGAGCATTAAAGGCGTCACCTCTAATCTGACCAGCTTTATCCAACAAGCGAGATATTTCTACCTCGCGTAGGATAAGATATAAGTCCTCCCCATTTCTGTAGAGTTGCTGTCTAATCATTATTGTTTGTTTTCAATAGAGTCCCAAGCATCGATAATAGCTTTAGCATACACTGGTTCTTTACCTGTCCAACCCGCTAAGATTGCACCACGGTATAAGTTTTCAGGAAGTACTGTATTATCGTACCCAGCAACTTGTACTGAGAAAACGTTAACTTTTGGATTAACAGTTTTTCTATATTTTTCCACTAATGCAAGTACATCAATGTATCGGTTAGAACGTTTGTGCGCAAACTCTGCATAGTCTCTTTCGTTTGTGCCGTAAAGGTTTCCGTGACCTGCTTGCATATCAGAATAGATAAACACGGTGTCCCAGTGTTGTTTATCCTTGATTGCTTTATCCCAGAATAACCAAATTCCGTTTTCAGTTCCTCCACCAATTCCTCTTCCTTCAGTGTTTGATTCATTTAACTGAGTTAAAAGACCATTTCTTTTAGAGATAGAACGAGTTTTAAGTCTGTCACCAAA